GTTGTTTAAATTTTATAATATCATCTTTAATGGCATTTCGCATTGCTCTCAATAAATCATCTATATTTGTTCTTTCTTTAAATTGACAACAATATACCCAACTAAAGTCAGTTTCACTACCATCAGTTCTTTTAATCATTGTTTGATAGTATTTTTTTACTAATGGATTTGGTTGTATGTAAAAATAATCTATTCCTGACCCTATTTTTTCAAGACAACTTGGATGATTGTTAATCAAATTTACAAAAAAATTATATTTTTCGTGAGTTTTGTCAATACTACAACATCCTAAATTATTTATAATATTTCTTGTATAACTTTCGCATTCTTTTTTAGTTTTAAATGCTAATTCTCCTATATATTATAATGTTGTATATCATTTAATATGTTTTTATAAATAATTAAAAATATCATATTATATTACCATAATGGATAACGAAGAACTTATTAAGGAAATAAATACGTTAAAAGAAGAATTAGAAAAAACTAAAACAGAATTAATTGAAACAAAAGAACATCTAAAAAAATATACCGCACCTTCTAATATGAAAAAATATTACCAAAATCACAAAGAAGAAATTATTAAAAAGGTAAAAGAGTATAAAGAAAAAAAAAATTATAACCCGACTATAGATAAGGAAAAAAGAAAAGAATATAATAAAATAGCATATCAAAAGCGAAAAGAACAAATGGAAAAAGAAAAAAGCGGAATTAGTAATTAATAAATTATTTATATAAAAAACTACTTAAAAATATTTTCTTTGATATATTTATAAATGGGAAAAAAGAAAAAGCAAGAATTCAAAGAATTTAGGAATACTGAAAAATCTTCTTATAAAACCCTTAAAATTCCTTTGAAAACGATTTTACTGAATAGCGATACAATACAACCTGCTATTAATAATTTAGTTTTTGAAATGAATGATTTAGTGATACATACTTATCAATTTATTCGGTTATATGTTCTGTATTGTTATTCAAATAATAAACCCTTGAATGAATTAAACGATACATTTATTTCTTATTGTATCAAGACATTAGGAACTCGTGATAATAGAGGTAAAAAATGCAAAGATACAGAACTTTTAGAAACATTAGAAGAATTTTATAAAACTGAATATCAACCATTACTTAATCACGAAAAAACTAATTTGAAGAACACAACATTTTTATTACCTTATTTAGCAACACAAATTCATACCTCTTTATCTAATAATATTCAAGAGCATTTTATTCAACATTTCTTAAGATTTATTAATAAAACTACAAGTGATATTACAGAAGATAAACAATTATTATTTCAATTCAAAAAGAACCTTATGGAATTAACAGATACAAATGAAATATTTAATTTATGGAAATATACACATTTACAAAATATCATTCCTGAAAATGTGAAAAAAAATGTTTATTATGATGTGAAGGTTAGACCATTTGAATATTTGAAAGGAATGTTGTATATGAATTCTGTATTGGAAAAACAAGAAAATAAATTATTCCAACCATTACCATTAAGAAATAATATTATTCCAAAACACATTATATTAGATACTGCTTGTATCATTAATTTATTTTGTCCTGAAAAGGATAAGGATGGTAATAAAATTAAGAAAGGGGAATTATTAAATAATGTAAAAGATAATCAAAATGAAGTATGGAGTAATTTGTTAAATTTAAATCACAGAATATTCAAAAATAAATATTATCAGTTTCATAACCAAATTCAAACTGACGGAATTAGTTGTTGTTTATTATTTATTAGAAAAGATTTGAAAGATAAAAAATGGGGTGCAAAAGTTCCTGTGTTGGAAGAACAAGATTTTTATAACATAGAAGATTTATCCAAAGAACAATTGGAAACACTAAAAGACAGAACTATTATTGGGTGCGACCCTGGAAAAAGAAGTTTAGTTTATATGATGGATAATAAAGGCAATAAATTACAATATACAGCACCACAAAGAAAAAGAGAAAGTAAAGCAAAATGTAATCAACGAATTTTGTTGTATGAAAGAAAGAAAAATGGTATTATTGAAAAAGAAACTCAATTATCATTTCAAAATAGTAAATCAGTTAATTATGATAAATTCAAAATGTATCTTGTTGAAAAGAATAAATTAAACAAAGAAACGATAGAATTTTACAAAAAAGATACTTGGAGAAAAATGAAGTTTCGTCAATATAGTTATGGTAAGAAAAGTATTGATATATTCTTGAATAAAATAAAAGAGACATTTGGAGAAAATCTATTAATTGGTTATGGAAATTGGAGTAGAGATACTCAAATGAAATTTTTTATGCCTACGATGAATAAAGGATTGAGAAAATTAATCCATAAAAAATATGATACAATAACCATAAATGAATGTAATACAAGTAAAAAATGTTGTGATTGTCATAAAGATTTAGAGTATTACAAAGATAAAGAAAATAAAAAGGTATTTCGTCTATTAGTTTGTTCTAACTGCGTGAGTTGCGAAAACAAAAAAATCGTATTTAGGACAAGAGATGCAAATTCCTCAATAAATATTTTGAAATTAACGAAATGTTGGATAGATACACAAACAAGACCAACAGAATTTCAAAATCATATTTCGTCTTTCACTTCTTCACCAACCAAAGAGAAGAAGAAAAAGTAAGACCATCAAAATTGATTTTACATTTTTGTATTTTTTTAGCGTCAAAGTCGGCGTTTTAAATGTCCAAAGGTGTAATAGTTTTAATCCGTTTCGATCAACACCCGAAATAAAAAGTGTAATCGATTGTTTATTATATTATTTTACAAACAAATTTAATAATAAAGAAGGAGATTATTTTTTTAGATTAGGAATTATTTTAATGGATGAAATACCACAATGTGTAACTTTTTATGAATTTATTGATGATCTTAACAATTCAATAGATGATAAAAATCACGCATATTCAAATATTTATTATCAATTGATATATTTATTTTTAATTATTGGTGTAATTAATTTTGATATGCATAGAGACAATGCACTGGTATATCGTGATAATGGCACAATAAAAACTGAGCTAATTGATTTTGGATGGTGTGATAACTTAACAACAACTGAAAAAGATAGTGAATATTTAAAAATATATGAAAAAAATTATATTAATACAATTCGAGAAAAATTAAAAGATGAATTAAATAACATTATTTTTTCAAAAACTAGAACTCAAGAAAACCAATCAAAAATAAATTTTATAATGAAAACAATGAATATATTAAATATAATATGTTGGACAAGCAACAGAAGAGAGAGAAATATTATAAATAAAACACAACATCAAATTAATTGGTTTGAGCCTATTCCAGAAGTAACACAATTTATGCATGATACTGAAAATGTATTCAATACTAATGATGATGATGATGAAGGAGTTCAATATGAAACCATAGATGAAACTGACCGTGTAGGTATTTTAATTAAGTATTTGATGGAAAAAGATGATTACATTAACACCTATGGAATTCCTTTGAAAGCTTTTGATCTATTAAAGAGTAATTTCATGACAAATTCTACTGCATATAATAGTTACACAATACCACCAATTGAAGAAAAAGGATCAGATTCTACTGCATATAATAGTTACACAATATCACCAATTGAAGAAAAAGGATCAGATTGTACTTTAAGTGGTGGTAAAAAAACTCGTAAAACCAAAAGAAAATATAATACAAAATCCTGTATTAAATCTGGTAAAAAAACTTGTAAATCCAAAAGAAAAACCCAGAGAAAATCTGGTATAAAAAGTAAAAGAGCTGTTGTTAAATAAACCAAATACCAAATAAATATAAATAAACAAGAAGTTTATATTTATTTTTTATCTCTCTACTTCCACAATGTCATCATCATAACCACCCTTACCTTCCAGTCCAAACCTTAATAACTGGTTTATTTATGGTTCTGTTATTTACATCATTTATATACTCTTCATATGAATATCCAAAATGCAAATAACTAAATATACTACCAAATAAAGATGGACATTTCTTTAAATGTGGATACTGTGAATTTATCATACACGCAAATATACGTTCAAAACAACATCGATCGGCTCTATTATGTATATAATTTACCAAATTCAAAAAATTAAATTTATTTTGTAAATTTTGTACGCACTCATGTGTTATCATAGATTGAATACCAAAGCAACCATTCCATTCTGGTGATTTACCTAAAATTTTAACAGTCTGGTCATTTTTTAACATTTTTCTTATTATTGCGCCATTTTTTAATCCATGTATTATACGCATCGAATTATCTACATTTTCAGTGTCCGCAGTAAAATGCCATAAAGGACAAACAGGTAAATTTATTTTACCGAATGGAATGCAAGAATGAAAAAATATACTATCATGAATAATAACTGCTTTTGAATGCCATGAATGATGGTAATAATAATAATAGGGTAATAATTCACCTCTTCCAGGAAATTCGGATTGTACATATTCAACATTATCATCTTCACACATTTTAACTACAAATTCATAATTACTATTATCATCTATTACAACAATTTTGTTTTTTGGATAATATATTCTTATTGTTGATATACAACGATTCCAATATTTATTTGTTTTCTCAGAATTTACATGACGTGTAATAATAAATACAAAAGACATGTCACACTTATATGATTTATTATTTAATTGGTTTATATATATGTAAAAATAATTATTGAAATATTAATTATATTTATATAAATTTTGTTTAATATATTTATATAAATAAAAATTTTGGTTTTTACTTAAAATACCACTAAATGTAATTTATGTTGTTATATATTTGTATGTTTATTTTGACATGTCTATTTTGACAATAGTGGAATTTTATCAATATTGATTAAATTTTCAACGAGCCCTTTCATTTTTGATATAGAATTAAACGGAACTACAAATTTTGAAAATTCTGGACGTGTCAATTGATTTTCAGGTGTATGATTATGTGAGCAACGAGCAATCATTTTATATAATTTGAATTCGGGATATCTATCTTCGCCATTTGCTTTATATAATAAATTAATTCCCTTATCATCAGAACACCATTCGGCTACTAATTTAACAATTGGATTTTTATTTTCTAAATATTTTACATTGGATATATCTTCCACCAAATAATCAAAAATTGAACACGCCAATCTACATATATCAAAACTGTAATTTGGATCTATACGTGGTTTTTTATCATTAAAATAAGGTTCAGTGTTGTATTGTGTTGCTGCATCACCACCTGTTTCAAAACTATCACTACAAAATAAATTGCCTTTGTATTTATAAATAGCCCTACCAAAATCAATTATTTTGAACAATCTGCCAAATGTTGGCACCTTATAGTATTGGTTTTTATAACAATAATAAATATATTTTTTATCAGTACAATTATACATTACGTTATTGGTGTGTAAATCATTGTGTGTAAATGAAAATGTTTTTTGATAAGTTAATAAAATCATTATTATTTGCATAAACGCGGAAAGCCATTCTTCTTCGGTTAATTCATTACTAGCGATCAAATCATCAAATGTATTTTCACACGATTCCATGCATATTAATTCTACTGGAAATTCGGGTATTCTTGCTTCTATGTATTCAGACTCGCTATCATATGATGTATATTCTGTATTGTTATCTTGTTCGTTGTCGTTGTTATCAACATTTACTAGATCAGGTATTTCATCATATGTATCACACGATTCACATTGATTATCACGATCGTCGTTTTCGCTTAATGATTTTTTAGATGCATCAGATGTGTAGGATGTTCTAGATGAACAAGAAGACGAAGAACGTAAAGAAGTATTCGTTTTTTCAAATGGTAAATTACTACTGTTGTTATCTAATGAAATTTCTTGTAAATCTATCTCACATTTATCACCACTACCATTATCACAATTATCAAGACAAAAAATATCATCTAATTCTTGCATTGTATTATTAATATCCGCGACATCAAGTATTATATTTTCATTACCATCATTAGATTGTTCTCCGATAATAATTTTTTTCAAATTTTTAGAAGAATATTGATTATTCGATTCATAATCATAATTTTCATCATCTACTTCAAACAATACATTTTTATTTTTGTTAAAATAATCAGACTGTACTAAATAATCTAAATCATCACAAATATTAAATGTGTAGTTTTTTTTAATTCCTAAAAAAGAGCCATAATAATCTAATCCATGTATAAAATTTGTATTATGAAGTAATGTACTAGATAAATATACAAAAAAACTATCAACATAGGCAGAATTATTAATATTTAATAATTTCGAATGCACTTTATTGTTGTTATTGTTTGGTATATCCTTGACATCTTGTTGTTCGATGGAAGGTAAATTATATAAATATGTTTGTTCTTGTAAATTATTATTGTCCGTCATATGATATTTTCCGGTCATAAATTTAATAGGATCTAATAATGGGGCAAATTTCATAAATACAACTTTGTCTTTTGATTTTTGATTTACTACATTTTTAATTCTACAATTGTACAAGCATTGATTTATATAATCATCTTCAGTCATGTCATCATCCTCGCTATCTGAACAATCTTCTTCATCTTCGTCCTCATAAAGTGAATAAACATTACTAATAAACCATTTATTATTAAGATTTATGTTATTATAATTTTGCAAATTCAATGAGAAAAATCTTGAATAAATAGGAATATAGTTTTGTAATTTAGAAACATTGGCTATTTTTTCTAAACTTTGAAATAGTTCAGCGTTTTTGCGTTTTTGATAGTTAATATTGAATAATTCTTGATTTGGATCAGTGATGTTGTTATTAGACATATTATTAGGTAAATATAATATAAAAAACACTTGATTTTAACTAATATTTCTAAATAATTTTTCTAAACATTTATTCGAGTTCTTTATTTGCGTAAGTTCAAAAATATTAATTTTTGTGAAGTATATAGACATATTTATACCACAACATAATATTACAATGTCACTAGAATTGAGAAAATTTGACATGAAAAATATCAGTTTTAAGCCAAATGAAAATAAAGGTCCTGTAGTAGTATTAATTGGTCGTCGTGATACAGGTAAAAGTTTTTTAGTAAAAGATTTGCTCTATTATCATCAGGATATTCCAGTAGGTAGTGTTATTTCAGGTACAGAAGAAGGTAATGGATTCTATAGTAGAATGGTACCAAAATTATTTATTCACAATGAATACAATACTGCAATCATTGAAAATATATTGAAACGACAAAAGACAATTTTAAAACAAATTAAAAAAGAAATAGAAACATTCAAACGTAGTACGATTGATGCTAGGACATTTGCAATATTAGATGATTGTTTATATGATAATACATGGGCGAGAGATAAAATGATGCGCCTTCTTTTTATGAATGGTAGACATTGGAAAATCATGCTTATTATTACTATGCAATATCCATTGGGTATCCCACCTTCTTTGCGAACCAACATTGATTATGTATTTATTTTGAGAGAACCGTATATAGCAAATAGACGCAGAATTTTCGATAATTATGCGGGTATGTTTCCAACATTTGAATCCTTTTGTCAAGTCATGGATCAATGTACCGAAAATTATGAGTGTTTAGTCATAAACAACAATGCAAAATCGAATAAATTACAAGACCAGGTGTTTTGGTACAAAGCGGACAGTCATAATGATTTTAAACTAGGATCGAAAGAATTCTGGGAATTATCCAAAGATATGGGATCGGATGATGAGGAAGAAAAATATGATCCGAATAATATGAAGAAGCGAGGTCAGGGCCCAAAAATTAGTGTGAAAAAGACAAAGTGGTAGGGGTGTAGGTCTTTTTGATTTACACATTAAAATACAATACAACTACGCCTTGATATCCTTGGCCTGGAGGAGTTCTTGATAAAGGAAATGAGTTTCCACCACCTCCACCACCTCCTCCACCATAATCAGTACCATTTGCACCGCTATTTGGAGTTCCACCGTTTCCACCAAAAGGGGAACCACGTGTTCCGCCATTAGTATTTGATGATAATATCACACCGCCACCGCCACCGCCACCACCACCATAATTACTATTTGATGAAGTACCACCAGGTTTACCATTTTCTGTAGGAAGAATAACACTACCATTATTACCAGCCGACCCTCCAGCACCTCCACTACCACTGCTACCACCACCTGAAGCGCCTCCTCCACCTGAACCATTTTTAGTCGCACTATAACCGTTGTATCCTGAATTAGCAGAGATATCAATACTACCACCTATAATAGATGACGCGCTACCAGTAGATGAAGAGCTAGTGGTAGGTTGTCCTACGGTTATATTATATAAAATATTTGGGTTAAATAGAGTAGTATTGGTAACAATGCCTCCACCACCTCCACCACCACCACCATTGATATATCCATTATACGAAAAAGAATCACCACCATAACCACCTGGCCCAACTACTTCACTATATATTTGCACATTTGTATTACTAGTAATTTGAAATGTACCACTAGTACCAGCAAATGTTAAAATAGTGTTGTATGTTGAAGATGAAGATAATGACGCATCTGTGTAAGTATATGTTACTGGAATTGGTATAGGAGCAAATATTTGATTTAAATCGAGTGATTGTCCCAAACCCGCGTAATTCTCAACTACATAATTTGTCGATGTATCGTATGAAATGCCATTATTAATTGCAAATATTTGATTTAAATCTACATTATTTCCGGTTATACCACCATAATTATTTACTATAAATCCAGTAGCAGAAGCATCCATACCACCAGTATATGGTGCAAATACTGTGTTTAAATCGACAAATGTTCCTGAATTATCAATGTAGTAATATGTTGATGAATTGATATGTATTTTTGATACAGTATTATCATTATAATTTGTAACCCATACATTTGTACCATCCGATGAAACTCCATTTGGATCGTTGCCAACTGGAATTGTTGCTATAACTGTACCACTAGATATACTGATTTGTGATACGGTTTTATCATTTGCGTTTGCAACCCACACATATGTACCATCCGATGAAATTCCAAATGGATTGTTACCAACTGGAATTGTTGCGACAACTGTACCACTGGATATACTGATTTGTGATACGTTATTACTATCTGAATTTGAAACCCACACATATGTACCATCTGATGAAATTCCATATGGATTGTTACTAACATCAATAGTATCGACGATAACACCGCTAGATATACTGATTTGTGATACAGTGTTTAGATTCGAGTTTGTAACCCATACATTTGTACCATCTGATGAAATTCCATATGGAAATGATTCACTAACCAGATTAATTATTGCAATAACTACACCAGTAGATTTATTGATTTGTGATACGGTACAATCTAAATTATTTACAACCCACACATATGAAGCATCCGATGAAATTCCAAATGGAATTTGACCAACACCAATAGTAGAGACAACTGTACCACTAGATATACTGATTTGTGATACGTTATTACTACCATAATTTGTAACCCATACATATGTACCATCTGATGAAATTCCATATGGATTGTTACTAACATCAATAGTAGCGACAACTTTACCACTAGATATATTGATTTTTGATACGGAATTGCTACCAAAATTTGCAACCCACACATATGTACCATCCGATGAAATTCCTTGTGGATTATTACTAACATCAATAGTAGCGACAACCGACATTTATGTAAATTTAACTTTTACTTTTATTATTATAAATATAAACATATAAATAATTTACAAATATAATACATAATACAACCCAACACCCAAGATACTAAACAACCATTATGTCATTATTACTACATCCAACATCCATATACAAACAATTTCTTATCAACCAATTGAACAATCAAAATCCTACCACACCCACACCCACACCCAATTTACCTAAAGAATTGTGCGATATCATAAAAAGTTATTGTTTTTATGATACAGTTTCGTACCAAATACTTTGTAATATCATAAGATACAAAGTTGATATTTGTGATATTATCAATGAACATGTTATCAACAACGAACAACTTTTCATCGATTATTTTGAAGACGACTACGAAGAAACACCACATAACCTAGACCACGCTACCGTTATCTATACCATACAAAAATACAACCCACTAGAAAACACCTTTTATTTTTCAATGAGTAACGTAATTGATTTATGTAAAAAATGCGGTAATTATGTTTCATGTAAAACCCCTAATATTCCTTCTCACGTCCGATGTACGTGTTTTTAGACGTAAAATAATATAATTTTTTATCTACGGTAAATAAAAAATTATATATATAAAATATATAAAAATGACCATTTTTTCATCTTCTGCCAAAAGTATCTACGTGAGCGATACAAATTTTAATTCTTCGGTTAGTGCTTCCGCAACAGCAAGTGCTACCTCGAATGTAAGTTTGGACGACGCTAATAATATTGCACAACAATTAGCAAATAATTTAGCAGAACAAAAAGCTATAAATGATGCAAATATAATAAATCAGTCAGTTAATATTGTAAATAATGAGTTCATTCAACCCTTACAAAATTTTCATAATAGTATGACTTCTAATAATAATATTCGCATGGATCAAGTAATTGACAGTTTAATTGCATTTAAATCTGCTATTTACAATGTAAATTATTTGACGAATTTAATAAAGCAACATTCAAGAGAAATTATTGAAGCAGGTGATTATTCTACAGTATTAAAACCTATCGTAGAAAAAGAATATTATAACAAATCGGATGATTTTTGGATTACATCTATTTTACCTAATTGGCATTCTTATTATTTTAATAAATATCCTGAGTGGAACAATTTATCATTTGACGAAGTATATCAATATAATAAAAATAATCATATGGATGATCTAAATGACGCACTAAAAAAAAATATAAATTATACTACAAAAGCAATAGTTGATTTAATAAATAAATATTCAAAAAATAAAAAACATTATTATTTTTCAGTTATTCCATGGAATAATAGTTTAAGTTTAAAAATTAATTATATACAACCAGATATACTAAATAATTCAACTACAATATCTATTGGTGCAAGAATAGATTTATCTCCATTTATACCAAATACAAATGATTTATCTGTTTTTTCACAAGAATATTTAACTTTTATAAATGATATAGCAAATGAAATTGAATCTTTAAATAACAATGATTTTAATGAAATAGATATTTTCCCATATATTAGTCCTGTCGATTTTAATAATGCAAGATGTTTGAATTCAAAAAAATATCCATATTTGACTAATCAATTAATTAGCAAATGTTACATCAAGGATTCTGATGTAGATTATCCTAATATTATTTACAATCAAATAAAAGATTTATACTATAATTATCCACCTTTAGTTGTTGATGATATTGCTCTTTTATCATTTAAATTAGGAGATACATATTATATCTCTCTTGTGAAAATAGATATTTATAATGAAACTTTGTGTTTTAAATCAAAATATATTGCTATAAATCCTTATTTTACACATCCATTGAATATTGTGAATGATACTAGTATTCAAGGTTCTTTCAATGTTCAAACATACGATGGAAATGATATTATTAAAACGGATAATATATCTAAAATAACAACTTTTCATAATAAAATTGGCGTAAATCAAGAATCTTACAATGTAAAAGGTTTATTAGATATAGATAATTTATCCAATAATTCTTTTTTAAACATATTAAATGATTTTGTACAACCCCAATTATACAGTTATGACGTTACAATGTCTATTAAAAAACAAATTAACTATGGCGATAGGACTGTTAATATTCCTTTAATTTATAAAGAAAAAAATATATTTGTTTTTAAAAGTCAAATTCAAAATTTAATACAACAACAAGACATTCAATTTTTGTATGTTTCGTCTAACAATCAAAACGCATTTAATAGTGCAACATTTTCACAGGAAACATTTCCACGTATTCAACAAATAGTAAATGAATTGAATAAAATGCAACCCGAGTATGATTTGAATACAAATACACAGGCATGTTTATTTACATTTATTGAACTATTAAATGATACTAATTACTGGTATCTATGTTGTTTGCGTGGTTTTATAAAAATAAATCCAACGGATAGATCAAAAAGAGAAATTTATTTTGTATGTAGCTTTTTAAATATAAACGAGTTTATTATAAACAAGTCATACACTAGATACATGAATGAATTAATTAATAAAATGTCTAGTTGTTGTAGATTATTAAATTATTCAAACTTATTAGTAAATGACCCAGATATTGAATCAAATTTATTAAAAGGACAAAATATCAGTTCATCTAGTCACCCAAATAGCTCTTATTTTAGTGATAAAATAAATAACTCTTCTCATTTTAGAGAAAGATTTGGTGGAAAAGATTTATATGTTTATTGTGTAGAATATTTTAATAATAAACAAATACAATCTAATACTGATGGTAACTTTTTATTTAATGAAAAATTTTCTTATTATAATAATAAACAATTAAAAAGTATTTTTAAACAAGAAACTGATGATTCTATATATAATATACATAGTGAAAGAAACAAACGTTTTAACTCTTCGTATGGAGATGACAAAACAAATTTATCTTTTATTATAAAGTATATTTGGACGAATGGAATAAAAATTAGTGTAGAAAATGTAATAATAATCAACAACACAAAATATATGTTAGGTTGTGGGTTTAATTTAAGTGACGTATTAGATGATGCTATAATTGTAAAAGGTGATAATACAGTTACTGGTAATTTAACTGTGTTAGATGATGCTACAAATGTCCCTATATTTCAAATAAATAGAGAGAAAAAGCAGATATACGGTCTTTATCAAACTGGTATAGGAACAGACAATCCTAATGCAGCATTAGATATAAATGATGTTGGTATGAATGATATATTAAATGTGATACATGCAATAGCGAAAGAATATAATGTATTGAACAATAATGTGTATAAAATTAATTCAAAAAATATTGAAACAGCTCTATCTGATTTTATTGATCCAGTTACAAAATTACCAATTGTTCAATTGAATTCAAGATATTATTACATAAATAAATTAGATATTGCAAATCCAAGTCACAGTACAGTAATATACTCCTGGTTATATCCAATATGGAATGGAAAAGTATTAAATGAAATTGAAGATGTTCAAAATAAAACAGCATTAAATTTATCAATTGCTAATATTGAAAAACGAGTAAATGAAAATTTGTGCTTTGATCATTCTGATAGTGTTACTATTACTGAATGGATTTTTGGTAAAAAAATGCAAATATCTAGGAATTTTTTATCGGATGATGGTAATTTATATTCAATTACAACAGGTGTTGATTTACAGACATTTAATCTAACGTATCACCAGAATACAAATGTTTCATCCCTAATGCAACTTATATCAGCATTAAATAGTTATATACAACTTATAACATCAAACTACAATAATGTAGATATTGCAAGTATAGTACCAAATTATCAAATAGTAAATGAAAACTACATACAACCTACTTTATATACATATCCTTTCAGTAAATGCACATTCAAAAAAATAGTACCAAACTCGAATCCTTATCTAACTATTATAACATCAATGTATTATGATTTTAATACTGGTATTGTAACAACTGGAAATGATACAGTTAAATTAATCGATTTAGTAGATAAATCAGATCAAACATCACGATTTAAATATATTAATTGGTGTGTTCAATTAGCAAAAAATTACACTAATTTAAAACAAGGAGATTATGGTGTATTAAATTTTGAAGATGAAAACGTCGATTATATAGGATTATTTGTTTGCATTGATACAAATACATTTTTATCTTTAGATTATCAAATAAATAATATATTACAACCTGCAAGTAATATAAGAGGAGATGTACGAATATTGGGTGATTTATTAATAAAAGATATTAATAATCCTAATAGTGTTGGTAACTTTTTAAACGTAGATCCGACATTACAATTTATAGGAGTAGGAAGTGATGAAAGATATATAAATTATCCGTATTCATTTCCTGTAAACACAACTTCAAATATATATAGTTCGAAACAGTTTTTTCATGTACAAGGTATTAGTAATCCTCTATCGTGTTTTGATAGAATTACAGAAAACTCTAGTGACATTGTAAATCCATCTAATGATATTAATGAACTTGTAAAGGAGACCAGTAATACGTATAAAAATTTTAGGTCATTTTCAGCCGCAACAATTCGCAGGACAAGTAAATTATATAGTGTAGAAGAAATGTATAATTACGCTCTAGCAAACTCAAGACAAAATAACAATTTTGCAAAATATGGAGTAGAAATTTCTGCAGAAATAACAGACAAGAATGATTTTACACAATTCATTGGTAACATGGGATTTGTTATAGATAATTTGGATGATGATAACAAAATCCAAGCTGGATTTATTATAAGAGCATATGATGTTGATACTAAAGTCGGATCTTATAAACAACCAAGACCAATCATGTATCTAGAAAACAACTCTACTTTGCATGTTGATAATATTGTAGTTGGTAAAACTACTCCATTAAGTGTTGCAACTGGACCTAGTAATATAAAAGTGGATTCTATAACTTTGGATTCGGTTTATAATATGTATGTAAAAAAAACAACAGATAATAATGGAAATGCAATAGAAAACTTGTACTGGGGAAATGTACTATTAGGTAGTCAACCTGTTACAGAAACTCTTATAAATCAAGCATTACAAAATCAATGTTAATCATCCTCTTTTCTCTCGATAAAATAATTCATGATGTCCGCCTTAAACTCTTCACTCATCTTTTCTGTAGGTACCAAAACACCTGATTCGTCATAAGTAATATCAAGAGCTGGAGAGAACTGATGATTCATTAATATTTGCCATCGTTCAGTATATTGTCTATTCTTTTTAGATCCATGAAAATAATGTCTTATAACACCTGGTATATAACCCAAACGTAGCAATTTGGCTTTTTTCTGATATTCAGTCATGCTAATATTATAATCTTCGTGATAATTATCATGATTCATTTTTTCAGATTTGTTAATCAAAGAAAGGGCAAATATTTTATCACCTGATCCCAAAACACCTTTATCATAAATCCCTCCAATCGATTCATACGCTCTTCGCGTAATTGCCCATGCATATCCAGGATGCCAAAAATCAGAATGATTTGTTTTATATTTTTTATTTTTAGAAAAACTATACCCAAAACTATTAAATATATTTAAGGAAGATTCATCTTTCGCCATATCGACACAGTGACTAAAAATTTGCACTACATCTTTGCAACCATTAAGAATCTTTAGTGTATCCAATGCCCATGAAGAACTATCGAATTCCACATCAGCATCAATCCAGGCAAAGGCCTTATAATTTTTAGGCAATAAATGTTTTACAGCTAAATTAACCATGTTTTCCTTGTGCCATAAAGGAGTTTGGGTTCTTATTTGCAGATGATTTGGGTTATTTTTTTTGGTAACATAAAATCGTTGTTTTCCATAAACCATCTCAACAACATAAAGATTTACATGTTCTTCTTCGTTTTCAAAACGATTTACAAACTCGTTTAACAAGCGATATCTACGCGCATATAAGCAAGGGTTTGATACTACTATGATAACATTTAATTTTTCTTCTATCGGATCATTGTTTTTAATAGCATGTTTTATATCATTTTGTTTATAATGAATATTATCGATTTCTATTCCATTTACAATTGTCATTTTTGTTTTGTATTATATTGTTATTGTATTCTGATATTTTATACTATAAATAAATATATTTATTTATATTTATTTATCGAATTTTTATTATTATATTTCACAAATTATATCATAATTTATTTATTAGCAAAAGGACCACTTACCAATAAACTTTGTCCGTTGTCAGATTTTCCAATAACAACATTTTCACTTTCAAATAATTCACTTCTGATATCAGAAACAGAAATTTCTTCTTTTTCTGCCCTTTCTACTAAAACACTCTCTTGAGTATTCATATTAGCAATACCTACTAAATTACCTTCTTCATCAATTGTTTGTGTTAATGCATTACCGGACTTTTCAGCGTTTTTAATATTTTCTTCAATGGCTTTCTGCTTTGTCTCCTTTAATCGTTGTTCAAATGCAGTCTTAGCATTTGTCTCATTTTTTCCTTTTTCACTCATGAGTTTATTGAGTTCCTCTTCCATATATTCAACACGGCCAGTCTTATATGCTTCTGGATCCCATGGCATCCACATACCCACTGGACCAACAAAAACATCATGGTTAGGATCAACTTCTCTCAACATTTTGCATCTTAATTCTGCTTCTTCCATAGAAGGATAAATGCCTCTTACTTTTAATCCACGAGTAGCAGTTTGAAAATTATATTTAATTCCAAATGACTTCTCCAAATCATCTTCATTCTTATCTAAAAATGTCTTATAATCGTCATCAATTGTATATTGTGTTAATGCCACCTTTTCTTCTTTTACAAATTCTTCAAAGTCTTTCATAACATCATCAAAAAGAAGATTGTATTTAAACGACACAAAATTCAAAAATTGTGCGAATTTTTCCATGGATTTATTAATTTCCCACTTCTTTAGGAATTCCTCAAAGAAAAAAGCTTCTTTTTGTTTTAAAATTTTTTCAGGAGAAACAAAAGAAACGCATACGAATTTTTGTCCCGCAATTGGTTTATCTTCTTCTAATAAATCTACGTATTTAGGATTTATAGAACCGTCACTATTTAACTTTCTATCGAAAGCAGGTTCTTGTTTCTCTGCAACAGTTGTTTTTTTTGACTTTGTCTGTTTTGTTGTTGAAGATGTAGTTGTTTTTACCATGATTGATCTATTGTAATAATATTATTAATATGTTTAATATGTTTAAGTTTTATTATATATTTTAATATCATTTAATTAAAATTATTAATATTTTTTTTTCTAATTAATTAATATAATGAGTGCTATGTTTGACGTTAATGAATTAATAAAACGCATTATAAAATACCTTGTTGAAGGTTTTATGGTTGCTATTGCAGCCTATGCCATCCCAAAACGTTCATTAAATATTGAAGAAATCCTTATGATTGCTTTGACTGCTGCAGCAACATTTAGTATCTTAGACACATATGTTCCTGTTATTGGTGTAACTGCTAGATCAGGTGCTGGTTTCGGTATTGGTGCAAATATGGTCGGATTTCCAGGGGGTCTATAAATACATATATTAATTTAATGTAAATTTTTTATAAAATCTAAAAATAATGATTTTATAAAAATAATATAAATATAACAAAACTAAAATTTAACGGTGTAATTAAATGGAATTTCATATGGATAATCAACATTTATCCATTGTTTTGGACAAATAACAATTTTATCAGGATTTTCATTTAATTTTGATCCCCAACCAGAAAATGTACTATTTGCACATATGCCACCCTTCTTACATAAACTCATAAAATATAATGAGTCTAGCGTATTCATACCAGTTATAATTGTTTTATTTACATTTTCTAGTATTGAATAATTTTTTACAAATTCAGTATCATCACTTAAAATATAAAAATGGGCATTTTTATCTATTTCTAAAATATAATCGATAGCTTTTTTATAATATGAATCTTTATCAAAATTATATAAATTATTATTAACATAATCACCTAGTCTAATATGAATAAAAAAAGAATCATTTAATAATGGATATTCTATTAATAATCTTTTTAATATATCATTGTTTTTAAATAATGAAATAATCTCATGCTCATATTCACTATAAATATAATTTTTATTTTGAAAATAACCAAGCAATAAAGTATTTACATTTTCAGATATTAAATTAGGATCATATCCATGACAATTTGGCTCATTATATATTTTTAATTTTGATACATCAACATTTTCCAAGTATGTATAATTAAAATTACTAAAAATAGTTTTCATAAATTCATCCGCGCTAGTATTATGTGTCATAAATGCATAATAGTCCTTTCTAAATAATAAAATTAAAATTCTGTTGTGCTGTTTGGCTAGAGAATAAGCCGTAGAAACTTGAAATAGTTGGTTTCCTAATCCACCATGTAATAATACATATAAAAACTTGTTATTATTATGATTTTGAATAGATCCTTGTTCAATTTCCATATTATCATAATATGTTTTAAAGTTATATGGAAATATATTATTTTTATTCAATAAATTACCAACCATACAATCTTCATAAAAATAATAATCGTAATCTATCGCACTATTAGCTAATATATGAATAGATTTCATACTTAAATAATATATTGGACCAGTAGCATGATTCGATTTTAACACTATTTTTGGAACGTTAAATATCGAATCAGAACATTTATTAATATGCCAGTTAGAATAATAATCATTTTTGTTTATCATAGAATTTCCTAAGTAATCAATATCGTTATTTTTTATAAAAGATATAAGTTCGTTAATTTTTTTAATGTTTGGTATTATATCATCATCGCATTTAACTATCCCTTTAACATTTGGAAATAATTTTTCAATCGATTTGCATAAAGTAATCGTTTTTTCGCATAAATTTTCATAATTATCTCCACATTTAACTACTAGATATTTATCATCCAATATTTTATAATCTTCATCTAAATATTTATTACCATATAAAATATAACATTTTGCGTTTTCAAAACGATCATGCATCAAATTATATAATAAATCATGTTTTTCAAAATTTTTTTTACAAGAATAAATGATAAATATAAAATCCATGTTATATTATTTTATATTTTATTGTTTTTATATATGTATAATTATATTTTATTAAATCGTTGGTATGAATTCCCAATCTAATTCTTCACAAATCTTTTTCCAAATATTATCCTGTTCAATTCTTTTCTCTCTATCCTTCAACATTGGGAAATGTTCCAAGTATTGATTTTCTTTTAATAATTCACAAAGTTTATATGCAGTGTAATAATAATTTAAAAAATTAACTCGATCATCTGGGCAAAATTTAGAATATGGAGCCTGTAATTCCATAAACAAGTTGAACAACTTATCTTCTAATTCAGGAGACATGACAGGTGGTTTGATTCCTAATTTGTCTTTTATAAAAGGTATATGTTCATAGTATTTATTATACCCAAGTTTTTTTAGAATTTCTTTTGTTTTTGCATTTGTAATTTGGGTTATCTTGATGCGTTCTTTTTTGATTTGATGTTTAATATTTTCAATAACTTCGGGTGGAATTTGTGTTGTTTCTTTTCCTTGAAATTGTGCTATAATTTCTTTAAAATGATTGATTCTTTTATATGCATAAAAACAAACTTCTTTAGGAGGTTCTTTGTAAGAAGGTTTCTCATTTTCTATTAGATAAGGCACATTTTTAAAACAAACATTACATATTAAAATTCCTTCATCATCAAGAGGTATTAGCTCACCTTTATAACAAAATTTACAAATATCAGAATTATTTACAAAATGATTAACATCAATAAATGAATCATCGATATTACTCAAATATTTTTTAACAATATTATTGTTTTTATTTTCAATTGTAATATTGTGATTATCTTTTAATTTAAAGAAACTAGCTAGTTTTTTTGTTTTTTCTGTTGTAACCATTCCAGTATTAATTTTGTTAGAGTTATTAATTTCATCTGTCCCGCTTATACTATCAGCAACAAAAACATCATTTGATATACTTTTTTTATTTTCAAAATAATCAAAAATATATTTTGAATTATCCAAATAATATTTCTTCCTTTTTTCTTTAATTCTTTTAATTTCATTTTGAATTTCTTTGATTTTATCCTTTATATCCATTATTTCTTCAATTGACAAACCCGAATCGCTGTTTTTTTGTAAATATATCAATGTTTTATGCAATTTTAATTTTTCTTTTTTTAATTCAGGTATTGTATTTTCTTCATCATATTGAAATTGATCAACAAATTCACTATGTTTTCCATCCAATGTTGTTGATATTTTTTTATCTATAAATATTTTTTTCTCTAGTTTAGGTTTAAATGATGGCATGTTTGAAATAAATGCCGAATTACAAATAAAATATAATAAATATTATAGTGTATTATTTAATTCATATTTGTTCTCAAATAATATTATTGTATATTTCCTTATTGTGTTTATATATTGCGTTTATATATTGAAATAACGGAATATTAAGAAGTTTCAATATGTTTAACATAAATGTTACGACATGTGTATAATTTATCTGCATATATCATAACGTTTTTTGGATTTACATTTACACCAAATTATATAATTATTTTTTATTGACAACAAATAAGAATTAAATTAATTAATTTAAATTCCATAATTTTTTTTTCTTTAGGAATAGTATAAAAATGGGAGGAGGTCTAATGCAACTAGTCGCCTACGGCGCTCAAGATGTTTACCTTACAGGTAATCCACAAATCACTTTCTGGAAAGTAACATACAGACGTTACACCAACTTTGCTATTGAATCTATTGAACAAACATTCAACGGTCAAGCCGATTTCGGTCGTCGTGTCCAATGTGTTATCAGTAGAAACGGTGATCTTGCTTACCGTACATATTTACAAGTAACACTTCCTGAAATCAACCAACTTATGGGTGTCGGTGCCTACATTGCTGGTGAAGGTACAGGTGTCTATGCTCGTTGGTTAGATTTCCCAGGTGAGCAACTTATTGCCCAAGTTGAAGTCGAAATTGGTGGTCAAAGAATTGATCGTCAATATGGTGACTGGATGCACATCTGGAATCAACTTACCATCTCTGCTGAACAACAACGTGGTTATTTCTCCATGATTGGTAACACAACCCAACTTACATTCATCACTGATCCATCCTTCGCTGATGTTGATGGTCCTTGTGACTCCACAGCACCACGTCAAGTTTGTGCTCCAAGAAACGCTCTTCCAGAAACAACTCTGTACATTCCACTTCAATTTTGGTTCTGTACCAACCCTGGTCTAGCTCTTCCTTTAATCGCCTTAAAATCTGCAGGGCAGAAAAGCATCCAAACTAAAACATATGAGAACTGTTTTAGTGAAAATTTGTTAGGGGCTCATAATGATTTTTTCAATCATCCCCAGATGCTAGTCTCCTGTTACTAAAAATGTAACAGTAGGCAACAAGACCAAACTGCTGGAAGTTCCTAAAGCTGTAAAATTAAATTGTTTATGTATTGAAAACAAACTATTTAAATCTATAACTAATTATATAAGTAAATTAATGAATAATAAAATTTTAATAATATTATATCAATAAATAGATTTAATTCAAAATATAGACAATTTTTGGGGTACCAAATGATAAATGAAAGTTTATCATGGCTGAGAGATAATGAACTCAGGTATGGTAAAAATCCCACAGATATTACAATGGATAATCAGCAACCAAGCCTCTAAATCCGATATGATTAGGACATGAGGAAGGCTCAACGACTAAATGGTTTTGGGTTTGAGAAGTTTAATCAACTTCAATGATAGCTTAAGATATAGTCTAATCCCTAGAAACATAAATACACCGAAAGGTGGGGTATAACGTGATGTGCAGTATCACGAAGTTAAAATTAACCTAGATATCCGTCCTATTGACGAGTGTCTATGGGCTGTTACAACTCTTTCATGTGCCGCTCCAGGTTCTCCACCAACAGCTGCCACTCAATATTCCCCTGGTCGTCCAGTCCCAGCCACTATTGCCTACAATCAATCTCTAGTTGCTGCTTCCCTTTACGTTGATTACGTCTTCCTTGATACTGATGAACGTAGAAGAATGGCACAAAACCCTCACGAATACCTTATCACACAACTTCAATTCACTGGTGATGAATCAGTCGGTTCATCATCCAACAAGATCAAGCTTAACTTCAACCACCCTGTTAAGGAATTAATCTGGGTTGTTCAACCTGATCAAAACGTTGATTACTGTTCATCCCTTGTCTGTGATGCTCTTCTATTCAAGGTTCTTGGTGCTCAACCATTCAACTACACTGATGCTGTTGATGCTCTTCCAAACGCTGTCCATGCTTTTGGTGGCCCAACTGAAGTCGGTAACCAAACTGGTTTCATTGATGCTCGTGGTCTATTCCAAGACGCTGGTGCCATGGATGCTTACATCCCTGATGGCTTCTCCGGCTACTGGCACGGTCCATCCAACCCATACAATGAGCCAAACCTTGGTGGCGAACGTGTCCCACTAAATGCTGCTGCCGCCGCCGCTGCTGCTGCTGCCAACTCATTAGCCAGTTTAACAGCTGTCCAAGATCTTGATCCTAACCACATCGGTGGATCAACTGTTTCTGATGCCGGAACATTCGTTCTTACAGAGACATCCCTTGACATGCATTGTTGGGGTCAAAACCCAGTCGTCACCGCTAAGCTTCAACTTAACGGCCAAGATCGTTTCTCTGAGCGTGAAGGTTCATACTTCGACGTTGTCCAACCATACCAAGCTCACACCAGAAACCCAGACACTGGTATCAATGTTTACAGTTTTGCGTTGAGGCCTGAAGAACATCAGCCCTCAGGCACGTGCAACTTCTCCAGAATTGATAATGCCACACTACAATTGGTCTTATCTAATGCCACTGTTGAAGGTACCAAGACTGCTAAGGTCCGTGTTTATGCTACAAACTATAACGTTCTAAGAATTATGTCAGGCATTAAATCGTATATACAACAATATACAATAGTACAAAATGTATTATCCGTCTGTGCCGAACAGTTGGCTGCCATATTAGATATTTGCTTCCTAATATGGATAAACAGTGTAAAGCAGATATGTGAAAAACAGGATTTCACATCATATAACCAGCTAGTCTTCGTTTGACTAATTAGTCAATTGAAGGCAACATTTCTAAAATGCAGGAACATCCTTAGAGCCTTTTCTACTACTTCATTATGTGAAAATATAATGAATACCCGGGGTAATGACCTAGGGCACAGTAATAACGAAAAGGATTGGACAATCCGCAGCCAAGCTCCTAAATGCGCAAATGCAAGCACATGGAGAAGGTTCAGAGACTATAATGGAATGGGTCAGAGAAAGCTAGCAACTTTCAATGAAGACTTAAGGGATAGTCCAATTTATTAATGAAAATTAATAAAACTATATGCTTATGGGGCGGCCTCGCATATAGTAACTAAATACTCTATATCGTGTTATTATATTTTTTATTTTATAAAAATTAATACCATAATAAATAATAAAAATTAATATTATAAAATTTTATAATATTAAAATTGAAAACAACTTAAATAAACGTGTATATATAACAATATACAATGGAAATAGACAATCAAAAACATTTAGACCGTTTCAATAAAAATCCACCACACCCATCTTACATTGCTGGTTTTATAGATGGAGATGGATGTATTTTTATAAGGAAAATAACGGATGGTTATCAATCAGGATTTACAATTACACAATGCAGGACAAACATATTGCAAGTTATGCGATACCATTTTGGTGGAAGCATTACTTCTTCATCAAATAGAAATGATAAAACTATAAATATGATGAATGATGATGATTATTATCACAAATATAATGTAAGAAATCAATACAATTTATTGATTCGTAACAATGAATATCAAATATTAATGGATTATTTGAGAGAAAGTTTTATTATAAAAGAACACCAATATCAATGTTTATATGAATTTAATAAATTAGCAAATTTGAAAAATAAAAATGAAGAAAAAGATATTTTACACATCAAATGTTCTGAATACAATAACATAAAATATAATTTTGATGCATCAAACATTTCACGATTAAATATTGAATATATTTCAGGGTTATTCGACGCAGAAGGATGTTTCTTTATTTATAATGATTTGCATGATTGGAATATAACGATAAGTCAAAAAAATCATCCTTTATTATTAAATGAAATACAAAAATTTTTAGGTTTTGGTAAAATAAGTAAACATAAATATGAAATTTATAAAAAATCGCATTGTTTAAAATTTATTCAATTAGTAAAAAATCACTTAATTGTAAAATATAATCAATGTGAAGCATTTGAGGTATTTTTAACCACAAATGATGATACTGTAAAAAAAGACATGTATAAAATTTGTAACGAAGAAAAACATAAAATAGAAGTTTTTAACGATTTAAATAAAAATGAAACGGGTAAAGAAGGTTATTTAGAAACATTAAAAATGAGAAATATAAAAGCACAATTTTGTAGAGAAATTCTTAACAAACAATTATATAAAGAAAAATCTGAAAAAATGAAGGGTGATGGGAATCATAATTATGGTAAATCATTTTCAAAAGAAACTAAGAAAAAAATGTCATGTTCGATAAGGGATAAAAAAGGAGGAATTAGCGATGAAATGATAGTAAAAGTTAGAGAATTAATAGAAAAAGGTTATAAAAATATAGAAATTCAAGAATTACTCTCGTTACTTAGACACACCGTAACCAGAATTAAAAATGGAGATTTAGTATGTAGAAATGAAGAAAAAGACAATAATAAAAAATTATCCAGAGAAGAAGTTAATTTATCAAAACGAAAAATTCATGTAGATGAAATCATATTTGTATTAGAAAAATATATTGAAAAATGGAAACCCACACAAATATTAGATTGTTTAATAGAAGAGAGAAATAAAAATAATATCCCTATCAATGTTACAATTGATATTATAAAAAACATCAAAAGAAGTTTACAGAATAATAAAACAATAATTTATGAATCAGAAACATCAAAAAATATATATGAATATTACCTTTCTTTATTAGAAAAATATAAAAACATGTAAATAATATATGAATGGATAATGAAATGCAAAAAAAAGATAATAATAACAAATACAAAAATGAATTTATTAAAATGAAACGAGAAAGGAGAGAGCGAAAACGTACAACAAAGAGAGCTGTAACAGGCGAAGAAGTTATTTTTATTTTTGAAAAGGTTTTAGAAAAATGGCCTACAATAAAAATTTATAATACCATTATTCAAAAAAATCCTAATTCAGGAATAGATAAAAAGATAACTGAAACTATCGCTACTGGTAATTGTAAAGTATATGAAACTGAATTATCTAAGGACCGATATGAATATTATGTTTTTTTACGAGAAAAGGTTTATGAAAACAATAAAAAGTAATACAATATCAATAATAATTGTTTCGAGCTAATGATATAGCATAAATATTATAAATGAGTAACATAAAGGCTCATATTCAAAATTTTGATAAAAGTGAAAAGGTAGTCAATACTATTGACACCCTTGATGGCACACAGCATGTAACATTTTTAACTTAAAAAGAACTAGGAGAAAAATTAGCAATATTCACCCCACCCCACGCGTAAAAAAATAAAAAAAACAATATTACAACAATTTATATCGAATCGATATCGCGCCCTCTTAGCTTAGTCGTAGAGCACCAGTCTTGTAAACTGGAGGTCCCGAGTTCAATTCTCGGAGAGGGCTTTTATGCACCCACAATTTTATATATTTAGTTATAAATATATAAAAACTTTTTATTGATAATATGTATATACATAACACTATACAACACTAGACACCACCACACTAACATAAATGCAAATATTTGTCAAGACACTCACAGGAAAAACAATTACATTAGAGGTAGAACCAACAGATACAATCGAAAAAAATTTAAAGATATAGTATGATGATCTATAATAATTCATATGGATCAACAACAAATAAAAATATGGTTTGCTGGATTTTATGAAGGTGAAGGAACTATATCTAATGATATAACAAATAGAAATAGATATAGGGTTTCAATTGCACAAAATGATAGAACTCCGCTTGATATTGGTCAAAAAATATGGGGTGGTAATGTTAGAGAAAGAATTCGAAAATCTCCAGCAAGTGATAAAATATGTAAAGGACATGAGTGGCAATTAAATCATAATGATTCTATTAAATTTATTGAAGATATTAAACCATTTATGATAATTCCTTATAAAATTCATCAAATTAAAATTTGTGAAGAAAAATTAAATCAGTTGTGGGATAAAAAATATAAGTGTTCATTTTGTGAAGTAGAATTATCTGATTTATCAGGAAGACTAAGACATGAAAAAATAAAACACATTGAAAAAGGTATATTGCATAAATGCAATCATTGTGAAAAAACATATTTAAGTACAGGTGCTATGAAAAGACATATTAAAATAAATCATAGTTAAATAATATCTTTATATAATTACTAAAAAAAATTGATATGAATAATATGAAATTTATATCAATTAAAATCCAATATAAAACTCCAATATATAAAATGATTAATACAAATACAGACATGAACTCCCCAGCTTATCAACGTGAAAAAAAACAAACATTTATGATATGTGTCGTTGTTGTTGTTATAGTTATATTATTATTAGTGTTTTTATAAAAAAATATATATACAACCAAAACCTACAAACATACAAAACATACAAAACTTACAAACTACAAAACAATTTATTCATATTTTTTATTTCTGGTTTTTCAATTTCTGTATTAAACAATTTTATTATTTGTTCATTATCTCTGAATCGAATTGTATAATCTTGTTGTATATTATTTCTACCAATTCGACCCAACGCTTGTATAATTTTTTCCTGTGTTAATTTCATATCCTTACTTAAATAACCATGACAAAACTGGTAATTTGTCCCATAAATATAATCACTTGATGCTATAATCAAATACAATAATTGTTTATCCGCTAAATTTTTCATAATTTCTACATAGTCATTGTTCATATTTTCATGATTTACAAAAACACCAATACCCATTAAGAGCAAAATCTTCCAATTATCAGAAACATTGTTCAACAACATAATTTTTTCAATAATATCATTGTCGATATTACTAGTAAATGCGCGTTTATTATCCATTTCTTCTGCCCATTTTGATAAATGTGCTGGTTTATTAGGAACAAATGTTTCATTAAAATTAACAACTTTCACCATCGAATACAACATTTCCAGTTCTTGTCTTATATTTCTTATTTTTACATTGTTTTCCATTTCTCTATCATTTTTATCATTGTTTTTATTTTTGGATTTTTTACCCTTACTATCATCTTCTTGGTCATTTTTGTCTGTTTTACTCAACATATCTTCCATATCTTTTTCTAATCGTCCAATTTTTTCATTAATATTATTATTATATTGAATCGTTTCTAAGATTGTTTCCATTATTTTTGAAGGAATGTGAGATTGTTGTATATAAAATTTGGCTACTTTTTCTACGTCATTTGCAAGAAATATTGTAGGTCCATCTGTTAATGTATATGCATCTTTTGTAGTTATATAAATAGCGCTATTTCCTAGGTCATTATTGCTATTCGGGATACTCTGCGTATTTGGTGGAATCATCTCACTATTAATTCTAGTCAAAACATTTAAACTATTTGCTTTTAGTTCTGTCACCCCCGGTCCAATACTAGTACTCTTTTTAAATTTACTTCCCTTTTCATCAATATAATTATTTGGTATAATCCTTTTTGCAGTCGTACTTTTTAAATATATATAAATACTACCCCATGTTCCAGGCTTAATATTTCCTAGTGTTTTTAGATAATATTGTTTGATGGATTGCATAGTAATATCATCCAAAGAACCAAATCTTCGATTGATTTTATAACTATTTTGTATAAATTCCAAATCATTTACATATTTAATAAATTGACATACTTCCTTCAAATCAAAATATCGAAGCAAAGTTGGATAATTTTCACAATGTTTTACTACATTAACAACATCATCATAATCTTCATATAAATTATGAGGTAAAACTACATAACCATTTTTATTAATTAAAGGTATTGATTTGATACAATCATGACTAATAATACTTTCTATAAACGCACCAGGAAATTTCATTTTAAAATCACTAATTGTGGATACCAATTCATCTTCTTTTGGTAATGTAGCAGATGACAATATCATATTTGGAATCAAATTTTCTGTCCAATTTTTTTGAATAATAGCATGAAATTCATGATTTTCGTAATCCATAGTAATAGTTGGTTCATCCCAGTATGTAATAATTTCTTCACGTGTGTTAAATGATAACATATAATACATTGCAGGTAAATAGGATTTAATATCTGAAATAATAATTTCAACTTTATCACCTATACTATTATCTACTTTCCATATTCCACCTGATTTTGTATTTTTTGTATATTCTTTTGCTGAGAAATAATGCAATCGAATATCTGAGGCATCATTACAACCAAATGCGAATGCAATTTTTTTATTGATTGAAATTGCGGATCTAGCCAATGCTAATCCAACATGTCTAGCAGCACAAACAAATATGATTTTATGTTGTTTTGCCAATCCAATAGGTGTCAATGTTTTACCTGTACCAGTTGGAGCAATATACAACAATAACTTTGGTTTTGTTATTTTCGACAGAGCGAATATTTTTTTTTGATGTTCGTACAAAGATAAATCGTTGTATTTTAATAAATCACCGTTTTTCTCAATAAATTCATATGCATTTGTTACAATATTACTAATATTTATTTTTTCTTCGTAATGATCCAATGTACATTGTATTACCTGTAAAACACGTTTGTTTATTTTTGTCACAGAATTTTTAATTAATTTATACAATACAAAATAATACGATTGCCATTTTTCATTTTTCTTTTTGTATAGATCCAACAAACTATCCAAACGATCCAATAAAACAGTTTCATATATTTCAATATTTTGAATTGTGTCTATACTATTATTTTGTAGTCGAATCATATCCGCTTTTTTAATTTGAATATTACTAGAAACACTATGAGTTAAATAAGACATATCATATGTTTTTTTAAGTTTTTGTATTTTTTCATGAAAATATTTATTGTACAAATAATCTTCCATTTCCTTTGAATATTCTATTTTTAAAAAGGAAAACAAAGAATTAAAATGATTTATTTTGATATTTACATTTTCAAACCCCTGATCGATTAACTCTAGTACCTTTTTTTCAGTCGCTGATACCGGGATTTCAGTGGTATCCCATTCTACTTTGGTTAATTTTCGTTGAATTAAATCCATTGTTTGTAATTGCGTGTATGATAGATATGGTAACTTGTTATTCTATTAATTTTTGCTATTAATTTTTGCTATCAGTTTTATTATAGATTTTATTTGTTATATATATCCTATATTTAATATCAATTTTATTTTAAAATTGATTTTAAATAATATATTATGATAAAATTAACAACACAAATACAAAATATATATTTAACAGACAACAACTACAACAAGTACAACTACTTATAATATAAAAAATGCCAGTTATCTACAGTATCGAAGGAAATATTGGTTCTGGTAAATCCACTTTGTTGGCAAATTTACGCAGTCATTTTGACAATCCAAAAAAAAAACCGGAAGAAACAGCCACCTCAAGAAAAGTAATATTTGTAAAAGAACCAGTTGATGAATGGGAATCAATTCAAGATGCAAGCGGAATCACAATGTTGGAAAAATTCTACAATGATCAAGACAAATATTCATTTCCTTTTCAAATGATGGCATATATTTCAAGATTAGCATTATTAAAAGAAGCCATTAAAAACAATCCAGAGCCGGATACTGTTATTATCACAGAAAGGTGTTTATATACAGATAAATATGTTTTTGCAAAAATGTTGTATGATTCTGGTAAAATAGAAGACGTTTGTTATCAAATTTATAATAAATGGTTTGATACATTTGCATGTGAATTACCAATTGAAGGCGTTATTTATGTAAAAACGAATCCAGATATTTGCAATAAACGAATTATATTGCGTTCAAGAAACGGAGAGAGCTCCATACCGTTATCCTATTTAGAGAATTGTCATACGTATCATAATAATATGATTACAGTTTTACAAGGTGAAACTACCAATAATAAATTTTTAGAATTAAATGGTAATGTTGATATTTTTGAAAATAAAGATCAAATTACCCAATGGATTTTAGAAATTGAAAGATTTATTTTATAAATATAATATAACATATACATTAATAAATATAACAATTAAACAAACATATCATAAAATAACCAAACTTATTTTTTATGATAAATAACAATGAGACAAAAACATATGACACACAACCCGGAAATATAGATAACACTATTCTTTTTTATATTTATTATACAGAATCATCGATTGAAAATAATGATATGAATATTGAAAAACAAATGGAAATTGCAATATTATCCAATTTAAAGCAGATAAACATAGGTTTATATAATATTTCTAAAACTAATAATAAAATTGCTTCTGTTATTGACAACGTTACAAAAAATGCAAAGTCACGTCTAGCAATACGTTATAGAATGGAAAAAAAACATATTGATGATTTACACGTCAATTTAATTTATTTTAATGATAATAATTTGACAAGCGTATTAGATGTATTGTTATATGAGACATATTACTTTCCAAAAAAACAAGAAGAAAAAAAAAACATCAAAGGTAAATATTCATTTGTTTTATTGAACGATGATTATAATATAATAGCTGCTAAACAAAATAATACCGAAAACAAAATAATTACAACAATAAAAAACATGTTGAATCCAAATATCATTTTTACAGAAATTTCATTTAATGAAAATGTGAAAAAATTATCATCGACTTATATTAGAAATATTGCAATTAGTAGTAATTATGACAAATTTGATGATATGATGATGAAACTAGGTTATAGTAAAAAAAATAGTGACAAGATTTTGAATGTAATTAGGAATTCATCCAATGTTATGACAATGGGTGATATTTTTAACAAAACCACATCTATAATGTCCGACCTTGGGTCAAAATTATATAGTAAGATAAATGATACGATTAGTGATTCAAACAGTGCAAACATACCAAACAACAACACAAACAACTTAAATGGAAACGGTACGGTTTATGCCATTATTAATGGTGGAAATAATAAACGCAAAAGATCGAAACACAAAAGATCGAAACACAAAAGATCGAAACAACACAAACGTAAAAAAAGAAAAACGAAAAAAATATAATCATGACATAATATAAAATGGAAAAAACTGTTTGGGTTCATTTATTTCATATTATTCTAGTAAGTGGTCTATTTTTATACATTGGCATCATGCAAACAAAGTTGCCAAAAATTGTATATCCGATTTTGATTGGACTCGGTATTGTTATTATTCTTTATCATATTTATAAATCTATTTATAAGAAAGACGCATGGATCAATTATATTCATATATTTATTGTTGGTCCGTTGTTGATTTATATTGGATACAAAAAAGATAATACACCTCGTAAATTCTTTGAAATTATACTCATGCTCGCCTTTGCAAGTTTCGGATATCATTTGTATTATTTATTTAATTAGCCACGAAGGTTATTTTAACCCTACTAGTTTGACCATCTTCTTCATTATCCATGTAGTCAATGCAAATAATATACCACCCCATAAAGTATCTATAAAGACAGTACTCCATTTCCATTTTGTTAAAAGAGCACGAGAAGTCGTTTCATATACGGCATAAATTACAATACCAAATAAGAATGCATCTTGTACTGATTTATTTGGCTTAATAATAAAGTAATAAATTCCAAAAATCAAGAAAACATAACATAGGAGTGTTGCTGTAATGTTTATTTTTATTGGTGATCCTTGAACCAATTTTACTTGATTCTCAAAATAAGGTTTCATCATTGTCAAAAAGACACCATCGATTATTACAAATACTATTGCAGTTATGAGTAATTTATACATGTCAAACAACGTGTTATATATAATAATGGAGAGATAATAAATCCACCCCGATACTAATATTCTAATAATTGAATGTTTAGCCCTTTGTTTGGTTTAAATTTTAAAATATCTAATTCACGTTTCGTAGTAGGAAACAAATCATTACCATAAATATCTGCTAATAATAACCATTCAAAGATACCACCGATATAAATAAAAACGGAAAAAAAACCCAATTTAACTAATTGTTTGTATTTGTTAAAAATAGTAATATCATTGTTATTTTTACCATATATTATTATATGTTTTTGTCCTATTACATGTTTGTTTCGAATAAATGAATTCATTATGGCCTCTTCTTTTTCTACACTAATCGTATTTGGCAATAAACATTGTTGTTCATGAATTGGTAATGTATTAATTAATATATATTTATCTGGATTTTTTATTGCACATTGTATATCTTCAAAATTGACTTTTTGTACATTATGAGTATTTCCCATAATGTACCTACTTATATTATATTTATATTTTAGTCGCATATTATACTTATTTTATACCTATTTGACTATTTTGTTTTCAATGAAATTTCACCACAATTTCAACCTTTTCCTTTTTGATACTCTTCGCAGCAGAAACAGACAATTCTTCTCTCTTCTTCCTGGTTTTTGTATTTGAACCAACACTTGAAGTAGAACTAACACTAGATAATGATCCCGTTGCAGATCCCGAACTACACGAATCATTACTATTACCAGAAGTCTTTCTTTTTGATGTACTATTATAACTATTCATATCTTTTTCAATTTCGTCATAATTTTCTTCGATGAAATCAACCACTTTATTTTCCAAAGCCCATTTGAAAAAATTCAGTTGTCCAATCGTTGTTTCGATAAACGTTCCTTTTGCATCATCATATGGTATGCTTATTCTATCCCATCTACAAAATGGATCAAAACGTTTTTTCGAATAAGCTTTTAATTTCAATTTATAATCCACATATACCTTGAATCTTTTTGAGCTTGATGATGATGTTGAATTTTCTTCTGAATTAGAAACATTCACTTCATTAAAAATATTGTACGTTGTAAAATGTTTTTTTGCATAGTTGGTCGAGAACCAATCTACTATTCGGAGAGAAATCTTGGATTCACCAGTTATTATTTTCAACATTCTCTCCATATTGTTGTTATTTTTGTAAAACACCAATAAATTGTTTAACAATAGATCATTTTGGCTTGTATAGTTCAATGAATTTAATTTTACGGGATTTGTAAAAGGAGTAGTCAAATTATCAATTACATATGGATTTATAACACAATTCATTTTAATATTGTAATATGTTATTGTAATATGTTAGTGTAATATCTTATTATAATATGGATAAAATTATAGTTATTTGTTTAAATGTTTTTATAGTAAATGTTTTATTATAAATTGTTATTCTCCGTTTCAATAGGTTTTTCTATATTCGTATTTACAGGTTTCATAAATAGATCTCTATTGATTACATCTTGTATATAACTATTTTGTGTTTGTGTTTCTGGATTTTGATGTAAAAATGGATTCAATCCTATTTGTGAAACCATTTCACGTTCTGCCATTTTATTATAACTTTCTTCTCTCTTATTATTTGAAGCTAATTTAAACTGATGTTCTAAAAACATAATATCATTGGTATCACTCCAATTGGTAGAATCGCATTGCATAGATTGTGTGTATGCCATACTTTCTATATGCTCATCTGTAACAGGTTGCGATTGACGTTCTCGTTGTGAATCGTCTGTATTTACATTATTGGATTCTGGATAAATCCGAGTATGTTTTCTTAAACTTCTCTCCATTTGTTCTCCGTTACCAATTGACCATTTCCAAAAAAATAAATTTCTATTCATGTATAACAGTTTATTGTCGGTTTTTATAGTTTATTGTTTATTATATTTATAATGTTTTATATTTATTTTATTGTTTTTCATATTTACAGTGGTTGAATTAGTTTTTCTAAACAATTAAATTGGTCTATTTCATTAGTCGTTGTTTTTACAATATTTACTAAATTACCTTTCATAAATTCACCTTCAAAAATGGTTCCATTATTATAATGAATAATACCTGTACCATTTGGTCTATTATTATAAAATTTACCTACATAAACATAACAAACATTAACGTCAATTAAATATGAAAATTCTACTCCTTCAATTATATCATTCTTATTAAATAATCCTTTTTGAATTGTAATAATTATTGGGTTGATATTACTGTTTTTATCTATAAAAGTTATTTTTTGTAGTCCATGCCCTTCTTTATTACCATTGTTCCAACTTCCAGTGTAAGAATATTTTGTTTCTATATTATTATCAATTTTATAATTATGAGTTATCATAGTATGTTCATTTACACCATGAGGCATACCATTTTTAATGTCGCCATAATATACCATACTATAATTATTATCATCATTTTTTGATACCATTTTCCATTCACCTACACAGTAAATATCACCATAATAGTAAATATAATTATATATACCGTTTAATGAAAATTTAAAATTATTTTTTACATCTCCCTTAAAATCTATAGTAAAATCTTTTCCCGATTTTTTAAAATTGCATGTATCACTTGATTTTATTATAGTTATGATAATATTGAAGATAACTATAATATAAATTATATTTATGATAGTGTTCATATTTATTATATTGTTGTTTGTTGTTTGTTGTTTGTTGTTTGTCATAAATATATTGGTTAAAACATGTTCAATTTTTTTTTATTAATTGTAATTGTTTTGTAAATAAAAACGCATCTTTGTTTTGTTTTCGTCGTTTTAAATTACAATGTAAGCAAGAAATTAATACGTTGTCCTTGTTATGGCCTAAAGAATTATCAATTCTATCCAATGTCCATTGAAGACTTTCTCTCACTATTTCATATAAAACCAAAATATCCTTTTTGCAATAATAGCATAACAGATTAGATTCCTGTAGTTTTACTATTGTTTCTTCTATTGTTATAATATTATTCGAATCATATATATTTTTATGAATGTCTTGTTGTTTGTAATTATTTAATTTTTTATCTATTTGTCGCTTCATTAATTTAATATTATCATCATCCTCTAAAAAATGTATTTTATCTAATAATTCTAATTGATAATTTCTCTCATAAACGTCTCCTATAACCTTCCATTTTTGTGTTTCTTTTCGTAATTTTATTTTATTTATATCATCTTTGTTTGTTAATTTTTTTATTTGATAACGATTACCCACACCAACAATATTTATACTCTTTTTTGTTTCTAGTATCGGTTCTTGATCCCCGTTACCTTGATTATCATTCTCTTCCATAATTCAATTTATATTATTAGTATAAAAATAATATAAATTGATCTCTTTATATATGTATATACATATATATTTAATCTACAATGATGGAACAAAATGTTGATGCTACTCAAACTATACAACCATTACAAACACTACAAACACCATCTACACAATCGAATTCAAAAAAAGATGAATGTATAGAATTAAAAAATATTAAATATAAAACTATGTTGTTATGCAGTGGTAATCCTATAGTAGAAACAAAATCATCAAATGATTTATCTAATTTGGAAAAATTTTTAGAAAATGAAAAAAACAACAACAAAATTGAACCATGGAGCAAACTAGATAAAACTATGAAAACAAAAAAATTAATTGAATATGTAAATAAATACAAAGATGAAAATTCATTATCCAATGAAGAAGAACAGCTTTTAATACATTTTTTGAAAGATTGCATAGATAAAAAAAAATTAATACGTGTTAAAGATGTTATATATGATAAAGAAACTGGATTAATAAAAAATATACCTGCATTAAATTATAATAAACAAAAAAAACATTTTACTCTTAAAAATACAGATAAACGATTATCCACTCTTAAAAATTTGCCAAATCATAATAAAAAATTAATATCTATAAAAGAACCAGATAATGAAGGTGGTAACTGAACGGAATATCGATGCACTATTTTTTATTATTTTTACGTGTTTTGTTGGTTTTACGACTCTTATATTTTTTTAATAGTGTCTTAACTCGCGTGTTTTTATGTTTTTTATATGACCTACCACCTGTATTTGGTATAACACTTTCCGATTTTCCTATATTAGTAACAGCATCATATGTTTTATTAACAACTTTATTAACAGTAGTTTGTAATTCGTCATTGCTATTCACGTTATTAATAAGTTTATTTTTTTTTTCAAACATATATTTATTACTACTAATTTTTGAAAGAGTTATTTTTGTATTTGTCGGAATAACTATTCCGTTGTTATTTTTATTATCTATAATCGTGGTATTTTGTAATACTTTAAAAATAAAATTCTGATTGCTATCTGTACCACAATACTCTCCATACATACCAGATGCACTAATTATATAGTTTAATTTTGAAACATCTGTAGTTATTTTTGATTTTGATACAACATATCCATTGCCAGTAAGTACATTGATACTTGTTTTTATTGTTTGTGATTTAACTTTAATTATCTCTGAATAGTCTATTTTATTTATATTTACAGTTGTTTTATTAACATAATTAATACCAACAACTAATGGTGATTCTAATCCATTTGACATTTTTAAGTTTATATATTAGTTTTGAATATGTGTTGAATACTAATATATATAAATATTAAAATATAAAAGAAAATCATGAATTTATATAAGGTATATATACTAGTTTAAATATGGATATTGATGTACAAGAACTAAATTTAAAAAACATTTTGAATCAAATTAGACCAGATTTATACACATCTATTTTTACAGAACAAGATAGATATAAATTAATAGAATATGTATTGGAAATAATAAACGACTACGTCGAAGAAAATACAAACATTGTTGCGGATCCAGATTTTGATGATATTATATATGAAGATATATCCGATATCATATATGAACAATATGAAAATTATTTATACCCGGAATATTATTTCACATACAATGATACTGTTGAAAACGAATTAACTGAAATTATTGATTTTGCATTTGAAATATTTTATATATGTTTTATTCCTGAACGTTCTCTCGAAATAACCAGCCAAAACACATTCAAAAATCCTGACAGCACAAAAAACACTAAAAACAAAGAAGATATTACTAAAATAATAACATATTTGAAATCGAAACCTCAACCAGAACAACGCACAAATGAATGGTATGAATTCAGACACAATTTAATAACAGCAAGTAATGCATATAAAGCATTTGAATCTGATGCTATGAAAAATCAATTAATATATGAAAAATGTCAACCAATTAAAACAGTATCTGGATCCTCCGATTCACAAAACCAATCTAAACAAGTTAATATTAATACTCCATTTCATTGGGGACAAAAATATGAACCGGTTTCTGTAATGATATATGAATATATGTACAATACAAAAATAGGTGACTTTGGTTGTATTAAACATGACAAGTACTTTTTTTTAGGTGCTTCACCTGATGGAATCAATATTGATCCGAATAGTGAAAAATATGGCGTTATGTTGGAAATTAAAAACATTGTCAATAGAGAAATTACAGGGATACCTAAAAAAGAGTATTGGGTTCAAACACAATTACAAATGGAAACGTGTGGTTTAGATGAATGTGATTTTCTAGAAACTCGTTTTATAGAATATGAAAATGAAAATGCGTTTTTAATGGATACATCCAACACACCAGACGACTCTACACATACAAATAATCACCAATCAATTGAAAAAACAGCTAAAAACGAATATAAAGGAGTTATTATGTATTTTGCTAATAAAGATGGTAATCCATTTTATGTCTATAAACCTATGAATATTAAAACCTATATAGATTTTCAAACATGGGAAGAAACAGAAATGGAACGATTAGAATCACTGGGTTATATCTGGATAAAAAATTTATATTGGCGTTTAGATTGTTTTAGTTGCGTTTTAATTAAACGAAATATAAAATGGTTTAATGAAAATTTACATTTTTTAGAAGAATTGTGGAAAACAGTTGAATATGAACGCGTTCATGGTTATGCACATAGAGCGCCAAAATCAAGTAAAAAACAAACAAAGAATCGGATAGAAACTACTACGTCGAATAAATCTATATGTTTAATCAAAATAAACTCTGATACTGGAGATGTGGATTTTGATCAAAATAATTCAATAACGAAAGAATCTGATGCTATATCAAACGATGCGACAAAAACAGTGCAGTTATCGAATTCACCTCTAACACATAAACCAAATATAATGCAATTTTTCAAAATTCGAACACAATCGTTTGACGAAAGTAAGCATAATACGAATTGATCAACCCAACCACCAACCATACTATTCAGTTTCATTATAGAAATTGTTTAGATTACCTGGTGTTAAAAAATATCCATTTCTAGATGTTGTATTTGTTATTTTACCTACAGGTGGTAATGGTTTTATTATATTAGAAGGATTATGTTGTTTATTATCATACATAGTATCACAAAATTCAACAGGCATGCAACCACCTAAATCAGGATTGATGGAATAACGAATATTGTTTGTTTCTTGTTCATACGAACCTACTTGAAATTGTGGATAATACCACCATACATCACTACTATTGATATCACGAACACCATATGTTTTTGATTTAGGATAATAACCATCTAATAAATAATCACCTTGAACACTTGGATTAGAAGTATAATTTCCATTTTTATCAATAGCAAAATCAGAATACGCTAAATTGCTTTTAGTCAATGGTTCGCTTCCTGTAAAACCTTCCATTCGAAAATTTATGCTTTTAGATACTAACGAATATAATACAACAATTATAATAATTAATACAATCCATTTTATATAATTTAAATGTTTCATGATTTGTATAATATGATTTATATATTAGTTATATAATATTATAGTAAAAATAAATTATAATATTATTGTTAAAAATATTAAAATTATTTATTTAGTAATCATAGAAATAAAATGTCTATGAACGGAATCAGTGAAACCAATGCAACCATATATAACAATAACAATACCAACAACACAAATACAGAAATGCGTGTATTAAAACGCAATGGTATATTAGAAGACATTGCATTTGATAAAATATTAAATCGCGTAAAAAAAATTGGTATGGAAGCAAATATCAACATAAATTATTCATCTTTAGTTATAAAAGTCATAGATCAGCTATATGATAAAATTCCGACTACTAAAATCGATGAATTAACTGCTGAACAATGTGCATCACTCTCTACAAAAAGTCCAGAATATGGAATATTAGCAGGTCGCATAGTTATTTCAAATCATCAAAAAAATACACCATCGAGTTTCATGACTGCAATGAAAACTTTGTATGAATTTAAAGACGTACATGGTGTTCATAATCCATTAATATCAGAAAAAACATGGCAAAGTATTCAAAAAAACGCCGATGTTTTAGAAGACATAATTGATTATGATCGCGATTATTTAATTGATTATTTTGGATTCAAAACATTAGAAAGAGCTTATTTATTTAAAGTAAATGATAAAATTATTGAGCGACCACAACACATGTGGTTACGTGTCTCTATTGGTATTCACGGAGATGATATAAAAGCAATTAAAGAATCATATGATTTGATGTCACAAAAATATTTTACACATGCAACACCTACATTATTTAATGCAGGAACTAGACGACCACAATTAAGTTCGTGTTATTTAGTAGCATTAGAGGAGGATAGTTTAGAAGGTATTTTTAATACCTTGAAGGATTGTGCAAATATATCAAAATGGGCAGGAGGAATAGGTCTTCATATTCATAATGTTCGAGCAAATGGATCACTCATAAATGGAACAAATGGAAAATCCACAGGTATTGTTCCAATGTTGCGCGTCTTTAATGATACTGCAAAATATATAAATCAAGGTGGAAAAAGAAATGGTAGTTTCGCAATATACCTGGAACCATGGCATGCTGACGTTGAAGATTTTTTAGAAATGAAAAAGAATCACGGTGATGAAGAATTAAGAGCGCGTGATCTTTTTTATGCTCTTTGGATTCCAGATCTTTTTATGGAACGTGTTAAAGACAATGGAAAATGGTCGCTTTTTTGCCCAAATGAATGTCCTGGATTACATAATATATATGGGGATGCGTTCAATAAATTATACAAACAATATGAAAATTCAGGGAAATCAAGAAAAGTTGTAAATGCACGTGATTTATGGTTTAAAATATTGGACGCACAAATGGAAACAGGAACACCATATCTATTATTTAAGGATCATGTAAATAAAAAATCAAATCAGAAAAATCTTGGCACCATTATGTCGTCAAATTTATGTACCGAAATAGTGCAGTACTCTGACGATAAAGAGTCATCTGTTTGTAATTTAGCAAGTATCGCACTTCCACTTTTTGTCGATGAAACCACCAAAGAATTTGATTATGAAAAATTACATCACGTTACAAAAGTAGTAACCAAAAATCTAAACAAAATCATCGATATTAATTTTTACCCAACTGAAAAAACCAAGCGCAGTAATTTATTACATCGTCCTATTGGAATCGGAGTACAAGGATTAGCGGATGTGTTTTTTAAGATGAACATTCCTTATCATAGTGAAGAAGCAAAGTTGATTAATAAAAACATATTTGAAACAATCTATCATGGAGCGCTGGAGAGAAGTAATGAGTTAGCAATTGAACGCGTACAGTTTTTAAAAAATCATCCTGTGTATAAAAAATTATTGTTTGATTATGATAATGATAATAATCATGAAAACTGTAATGAATGTGATTATTTTATTTATGAAAATGAATCAATGAATCTATTAAACGCTGAAAAAAATAATATCACATATAACAATCATTTAGGTGCATATAGTTCTTTTGAAGGATCACCTGCTTCAAAGGGTGTATTGCAATTTGATATGTGGGGAATCGACCCTACCAATGAGAGATATAATTGGTCAATCCTTAAAGAGTATATAATAGAATATGGATTACGTAATTCACTTTTGGTAGCACCTATGCCTACTGCAAGTACATCACAAATATTAGGATTCAATGAATGTTTTGAGCCTATAACCAGTAATATTTATAGTAGAAGAACGTTGGCGGGTGAATTTGTGGTGGTGAATAAATATTTAATGAATGAGTTGATTGAATTAGGATTATGGAATGATAATATTAAAAACAATATTATTGCTAATAAAGGTAGCGTACAACAACTAACAATGATTCCTCCAGAAATTCGAGAGAAATACAAAATAGTGTGGGAAATACCAATGAAACATTTGATCGATATGTCGGCTGATAGAGGCGCATTTATATGTCAATCACAGAGTTTGAATTTATGGTTAGAAGATCCAAATTATAATACACTGACTTCGATGCATTTTTATTCATGGAAAAAAGGATTGAAAACAGGCATTTATTATTTAAGAAGAAAAGCCAAACATCAAGCACAGCAATTTACAGTAGAACCGGATAAACACGACAACGATAACAATGGAGATGAAATATGTGAAATGTGCTCTGCATAATATATGAATTATATAAATTACTGTTTAGAGATAATTATATTATTGTTTATATTGACATTGTATATATAATATAATTGTATAAAATATGAGTGTCGGAAAGCATATTATATTAGATTTATATGACGTGAATAATGAAATTCTTCAAAGTATAAATACTAGTACATTATATATTTTTAATGATTTTATAGATCACATTTTGAAGACCGCAAACATTCACCTGCTATCAAAAAATATACATTTTTTTGATTTTAATCATGAAAACAAAAAAATAGACGGTGCATTTACTGCATTGTATTTATTAAGTGAATCGCACTTAAGTATTCATACATGGCCAGAAAAAAGATATATCGCAATTGATATATTCACATGTGGAAATTGTAATGTAGAATACATTGCACAACGGTTTATCGATTATTTTGAACCGAAAAATAAAAAACTTACACTATTAGAGCGAGGCAAATACCCCAAATAAAAATAAAAAAAATACAATATGAACATATTTTTGTTTTATTTGGTCTAATATATACAACATACAATATTTACAAAGCATCCCTTAATAATTTATTAAATTCTACATCCTCTTTACATATATCTTTATTGTATTTTAATTTACAGAAACATCGAAAACATGCATAAACATCATTCAATGAATTGTGCATATTATTTGGTTTTTCATTAAATAATTTATGATATGACTCTGATAACGTAGGAAACTTTACATATTCTTTTCCAGTTGTTTTAGTGATTTTTTTTATATTGCATAATTCCATACTATTTTTCATTGTACAATATTTATTCATATATTGTAATCGAACTATAATGGGTAAATTAATTTCTTTTACATGAGAATTGTTTGCATCAAGTGCGCATCTATATATTTCTACAATAATCATATTAATGTCAAAATCTATATTATGACATACTATCAAATCAATTGAATCAATAGTGGTTAGAAATTCTTGTAATATTTCTACAATTGGTTTTCCTTTTTCATTCATTTTATTTCTATCAATACCATGAATTGCAATACTTTCTTTTGATAATTCTACATTCTCTGGTATTTTTGCAATGTTATCACTGATTTTAATTATTTTATTTGATTCTGTGTCATATATAATATAACTTAATTGTACAATATAAGGCCAACTATTAACAGTATTTTCATTAATTACTTTTGTTTTTGGTAATCCGGTTGTCTCAGTATCAAAAACTAGTACAAACATGTTGGTCTATAGTATTTGATTGTGTATCTGTGTATATGTATTTAAATTGAAAAATCTCTATATTTGTTTTGTATCTATGTCTATTAATAAAAAATAAAAAATCAATTTTTTATTAATAATCTTATTTGTCTTCATTTTTGTTCATTTTTATTGTTGTGGTTATTATACATATTCTTTACAAATACCAAAAGTTCTTCTATGCCAAATGGTTATGCCATGTTGTTTAATACCATCCAAATGTTTTTTTGCACCATATCCTTTGTTGCTATCTAATCCATAATATTCAATTAAACTTGGATGTTGATCACATAATTCTTGAATATATTCATCTCTCGCTACTTTAGCTAATATGGATGCAGCAGCAATCGATGCATATTTATTATCCCCACCTTCTACACAAACATAATTAAATGTTTGAAGTTTATTGGTTATTTTATCAAAAAGTGTAATTGGTTTAAAATAATTACCATCGATTAGTAACAAAGTGTTTTCAGGAGACATACGGTTATTTTGTATAATTTCATTGATACATTTGTGCATTGCCATTTGTGTTGCTTGTAATATATTTACGTCGTCTATAACGGATTCATCCATATAAGCAACCGACCACGCTACAGCATTTTCTCTTATATAATTTGCAACCTCTGTTATTTTCTTTTTTGAATGAAATTTTTTACTGTCTTTCATTTTTGAATAATCGAAATTACTATCAGATTCAGAACCAAATGTTTTTTTATTAGATGGTAATATAACAGCAGAAGTATAAACACGTCCAAAAAGAGGACCTCTTCCTGCTTCATCTACACCGATTTCAATTATATTCGGATCATCATTATAATAACACTGTAAATGTGTTGGGCTGGTTGATTTTTTTTCGATTTCCATGATTTTTCTCGATTATTGTAATAAATATAATAAATATATTAAAATCAATTATATTTTAATATATTAAACTTTTTTCACTATATACTATATACTATATACTACATACAATTTATATAAATAGGGTGAATGAATTTTAAATATAAAGCATTATTACTTTTTGTCATTTTATTATTAGGATTAATATTATGTTCATTTTTAGGAGGTAATTGTGGAATTAATCATAAAGAAGGATTTACAAAAAAAACAACCACTAGTAGTCTAAATTTAAATACAGTTGCTACTTATTATGGTCCCAATGGAAACACTGCTCAAATTGTAAAAAACGCGAATAATACATACTCGATTGTAGTTGGTGATTGTAGTGGAAATGATTGCAGTGGTAATGATATTAGTGGTAATGACGTTAGTGGTAGTATGGTAGATTGCAGTTGTAATTACACCATATACACATCCTCATCTACATCAACATCTTATGAATTAACAGTATTTTATGGAACTAATGGAGGTGTAGCACGAGTAATTCGTGTTGATAATGGCAACACTGCAATTGAGATTACTTTACCAAATGGTACAATTGAATTATTTACTATTACAAAAACACCTTATTATACAAACCAAAATTATCCAAAATATAATTCATGGCCTACTACAAACCCACAATCATATTCCAATAACTATGATAATTACAATCATTACTCTGGTTTGTCTGTATCTACTGTATATTATGGACCAAATGGTGCTACTGCAAAAGTTGTTGAAACTGCTAATTCTTATAACATAATTGTCACGTATCCAAATGGTCAAACTACTATTTATACATCTAATACAAATGTTACACCTAATACTATATATGTAACAGTGTATTATGGTAGTAATGGAGGTAAAGCTGTTTTTATTAATAATGGAAGTAATGGCCAATATGCTTTAGAAGTAACATTGCCAAATGGAACAGCTATTTTATTTACAGTTAATAATCCACAAACATATAATCCAGATTACATTAATAATACATCGTATGGAACTTCTAATTCGTATGGATCTAGTAACTCGTACGAATCAAGTAGTTCATATGTATATCCTCCTGCCAGTACAAATAGCACAATAACAAGTACTGTTTATTATGGACCATATGGTGCTACTGCTAGAATTGTTCAGACAGCTGATTCGTACTATATTATAATAACGTATCCTAATGGTCAAACTACCATATACAAATCAAATACTCCAGTTAATAGTAATAACATATATATAACCATTTATTATGGTGCAAATGGTGGAAAAGCTATATTTATTAATAATGGAACTAATGGAAATTATTCTTTAGAAGTAACTATGCCTAATGGTAATATAATTCTATTTACTGTTACTCCTACAACAAGTAGTAATAATAACTATGATTCGTCTGCAAATACAACAAACACAAGCTCAAATTCATATCCTTATAGTACAACAAATACAACATCAAATTCATATCCTTATAGTACAACAAACAATTATTCTAGTGGAACAAGTGGATATGGAAGTTCTTATAATTACAGTAATTCTTTACCTCCTGGCATACCTGCTAGTCAAATACCACCAGGTTCTGAAGATTTATACATATTAAAATCAGAAGTTGTTCCACCAGTTTGTCCTGCATGTCCTACGCTTCCTTGTAATATGCAAAGTGAAAAAGAAACATGCCCACCATGTCCTGCATGTGCTCGTTGTCCGCAACCAAATTTCGAGTGTAAAAAAGTACCAAATTACGATACTCTAGCAGAAGAATATATCCCTGTCCCAGTTTTAAATGATTTTAGTCAATTTGGAATGTAATGTGATGCAAATAATTAGAACCAAATATATTGTTTATGACAAAGATAAACAATATACAAAATATCCACATAAAAACCACCATTTATCCCCTTGTTTTAATGCACTTTTTATCCATTTGAAATGTTGCGGTTTTAATATTTTGAGGCACTATTTTTATTACACATTTTGATTTTTTACCAAAAAGTGGTTCTGTACAACCTTTTTCTGATTGTTTTTTGTTTTCTTTAAGTTGTTTCTTCATTGTTTTATTAAATTTAAAAACTGTTCGTTTTTCCTCTGTACATCTAGCACGGAAATGCTCATATCTTTCACGCACATCACAATAAGACAAATTACTTTTTTTGTTTAACATTTTATTTACCAACTCATGTAAATTATAAACGTATCGAGAGAAAGACTCTCTGCTTTCCATATGTTTTTGTGTAAGAGGAAATTCCTTGTAGTTCTTTTTAAGATTCTCTCTACAATATTTACAAGGTAGTACATTTTGAAGATTAATCATAAAATCATAATAGTATTTTTTATCCTCAGGTGTAGGATGCACAGGATAATTAAAACTCATTGTGTGTAAATAATGCCAAATACTTGGACCCCATACCGTTGTCAACATACCATCACTACTCACAAAATCGTCTTTTTTATAAACTCTATTTTTATTATGTGTTATATTATGTGTTGATTTGCGTTTTCTTGTTTTATTTTTCATTTAACAACGTAAATATAATTATAATTTAATATTGATATATAATATATTTAGCTTATATAATATATATATTTTTCTAAATCAATAAATTTTAATCATTATATCTATTTATATATCTCTCTAATATCTCTAATCTATTTCAAACATGAACAACGACATTTCCAATTATCTAAATTCTACAAAAAACGCATCTATATGTATTAGTGTTTCAATTGTGATCATTATTATATTTTTTCTTACTCCATTAAGTAAATTTTTATTAGTTTCGACTGTAGGAAAAATAGTGGCAATACTAATATTATCTTATGCATTTATTATTAATACACTATCCGCTTATGATGTATCCAAAAAATTAGACATTTCTGTATTTTCTGATTCCAATTTTGCTAGTAGTGAAACAAGTAATATCAAAACCAACATTATATGCAGTTATATATTTTCCATTTTTATATTATTGTTGATATTGATGATTGCTAAGAGAATGATTTTATAAATATAAAATAATTTCATATTTTATATGGTATAATTAAAAATATGAAACACAAAATATTATTCTTATAGGCTATTTTTATCAATTACAAAACTTTATTATTTTTAAACCAAAACTACACTAGAAACTATTACTGTACCCAAAGGGTTTTCTGGAGATAATCCTTGTCTTACTGCTAAATTGGAAATAAACATATTTGCTGGCGCTGACCATGTATTTTGATAAAATGTACCAGAATTTGCTAGTGTTGCACCAACAACATATGTAAGCATATTTTGATTAAATGGATTAACTTTATTTAATAGATAATTTTCATAAGTATTAGCAGATTCTCCAGCACTACTATCAAATACTACCCTACCAGTACTATCCGCTACTACTATTACCACTGCATAAGGGTTAAAAGCAGATAGATTTAATGTTTTAATCCAATTATAAATAGAAGAAGCCATAATATTATATGATTCTTCCGATTGTTGATAGTAAGTAATGGATGAACCAGGAACTTTTGTATTCTGATTACTATTTTGTGTTAATAAAAATGTATTGATAAATGTTGTATTTAATGCAACATCACCCTGTCCATTATTATTATAACCTATGAAAGAATTGTATAAAGCGTTCAAAGTAGAAGCTGAACAAACGTTTTGTAAAGACATTTATATATATATATATATATAAATGTCTTTTTTTTCTATTCTAAATAATTCAAGTTTTACTAATAATGATTTTATTGAACAAAATTTAAATACTGATTTTTTTGACAGTATTGGTGGAAAAATCATTTTAGGAGGAAATACATTTACTATAACACCCAAACCTATACCTCCAGTACCTCCCACACCTCCAGTCCCACCTAGTCCCAAACCACCTGTACCCATTTCAGATATATGTTTTCCTGCTAAAACTCCTATACGAACAAATCAAGGTATTATAGCAATTGATGAAATTAATCCTAATATTCATACAATTAAAAACAAAAAAATAGAAGCAATTACAAAAACTATTACATTAGAAAAATATTTGGTTTGTTTTGATGAAAACTCTTTAGGTGTTAATATTCCTGATCAAAAAACTATAATTAGTAAAAACCATTTAGTTTATGATAAAAGAACAAAAAAAATGCTTCGAGCAAATGATTTTATACAATTATATGAAAATGTATATAAAATACCGTATAAAGGTGAAATACTGTATAATGTTTTAATGGAAGAACATGACAAATTAGTTGTTAATAATTTAATATGTGAAACATTACATCCAAATAATAAAATAGCTAAATTATATAAAAAATATATCACTAAATCAGATACAAAAATAATTAATAAAACTATAAAACAAAGTAAATAATATATATAACATTTAGTATAAATACAAACATTCGTTTAATTATTAATGTATTTTATTCTACGTTATATATAAATACAAGTTACAAACTACTAAACAACCAGATATAAAATGCCTAGTCAATTTTTTAATAATTTATTAAACAAAGCCAAATCAGTTTTTCAAAAAAACACGAATGTTGTTTCTGCAATGACAGGTGGCGCTATCAAGCCAGGATCATCCAATATGATGACGTCTTTCACATACGTTATATTTGCTGTTATATTAATTATTATTGGTTACTCTATTTATGTATATTACATTAAACCAACTTTGAAAACAAACAGCATGAACACAGCAGAAGTATATAATGAATCAAGTGGCAATACAAACCAAGCTGAATTGATATTATTTTATGTTGATTGGTGTCCACATTGCAAAACTGCTAAACCTGAATGGGAAAAAGTAAAATCACAATATAATGGAAAAATAATAAACGGATATACAGTTACATTTACAGAAGTAAATTGCACAACTGAAACACAACAAATTCAACAAATGGTGGATCAATACAAGATTGAAGGTTACCCTACTATTAAATTAGTAAAAGGCAATCAAGTTATTGATTTCGATGCTAAACCAACCCAACAATCATTAACACAATTTTTAAATAGTGTTCTATAAATATTAATATTGTGTCATATAAAATACAAAATTTAACATTTCAATATCAAATTGAAATGTTAAAATAAATAAAATATTTTAATCCTCAAAAATATATAACCATAATCTTTCCAATATGTAGCCATTTTCACCACTCTGATCATTAAAACTGATTAATTCATTTAATAAATTTTGATATACTGAAATATCATATTTATGTATTTGTTTTTTTATAACTGAAAATAATGCAGAATAACAAAACCTAATTTCATTTAATTGTTTAACTATTGGAAAATTACTTCTCTCTAATAAATTTTCAATTAACGATTTACAATGAGGAAAACGGTTATTGTATGTTTGTATTAATCTATTGATGCCATCATCTATAAAATTATAAGGAGGAAGGTTATCAGTATTTTTATTTATATTAACCACTAAGTATTCTAACCCATAATATGTTGTTGTTTTGTATTTTTCTAATATATCTATTGGAGGTATATTTAATTCTTGTAAATATTTCAATCCCAATGGCTGAACATCCATTGTTTCATTATAATTATCTATTCCATATAAAAATGTATGGTTATGTTCAAATGGTGATCCTTGTGTAAAAATTACTCTATTAGGAAGTGAATTATAGTTTTGTATTATGTGATATAAATACGTATGACCTTCACGACCAATATTACTTAAATTAATTATATTATTAAAATGTATATTTAATTCATGACCTTTATTATATATAATAGAAATATCATTGTATGGAAGAACCCATTCTATATTTTCATTATATCTTGAAACTACTAAAGATATTTCGCGTGGATTAAATTTAACGCCACTATATGTTATTATATAATAATTATTTTCAATATTCTGTATTTTCCATTTAGTAAACATATTTTTACTTGTATATAAAAAAACTTGGTTATTCAAATTAGGACAACCTAAATACTGTGTATTATTATACCTATGAAATGCGGACTTTATATAGTATGTATTTTCTTCATTTTCATCTTTTTCTATTATCCATTTTTGTCTATTAGAATTATCATCTTCAAAAAAAAAATCTACAATATTATTAATTTCTGCACAAGATAAATAATTATTATCAATATTAGTAATATTGATAGGTTCATTTAATTTAAAATTGTCAATTTTAAATAATTTTCTTTTATTTGAAAAAAATATTTCAAACATAAATAGTTATAAATTTTGATTTATATTATAAATATTTTAAATAAAAAAATATTTAACATCTAATCATTATTTTTTAATTTTTTAATCTGATATATTCTGTATATATTGATTTCCACATTCTATTCCATTTTCTAATAATTCTTTCCTGGTTTCTATCGAGGATATTACTTTATTAAAAAAAGTATGTGTTATAGTCTGACATTCACAATAAATTTCATGTTTTATGATATGTGTTAAATTGTCAATATTTAAATTTAATATTAATTTCTGAAAAAAACTTATAAAAAAATCTAATAAAGAAGATTCGTTATTTATAATGTCATTTTTTTTACTAGTAAATTCATCATCTTGTGTTTTATTTTCATTGCATTTACTATTACATTCATTATTAAATACATTTTTAATTCCTAAAATTTCATCTAATTTATTGTTTTGATCTATACAAAATGATAATGGATAATTTGTATAAGTACCGCCATCTATATAACATTTATCATCCATACAAACAGGCGAAAACATCATTGGTAAAGCTGAACTCATATTTAATGCAGTTATTAAAGATAAATCGGGGTGTGTTTTATAACTAATTTCTTCTAATTTAAAATAATTTATTTCAAATGAATACATATATAATTCAATATTGGAGTATTCATATAATTCTTTTAATGTAATATTTAAAGTTAAATCTTTTGCATGTAACAATGGTTTAAATATTAATTCTAACTGAGTTCTGTTAAAAAAACCCTTTGTATTAAAAATGGATAAAATAGTATTAATATCTACATTAAAAACATCCTTCCATGGTCTGTTCAAAAAATAATCATTTAAAGTGTCCCAATCGAATTTTAAACATAAAATTGCTCCTAATAATGCACCTGCTGATGTCCCATATATTTTTTCTATATTTTCTATTTTCCATATATCATTTTTTTCTAAAGTTTGAATAATGCCTAATGTCTGATAAAATGTATGACAACCACCAGATAAAACAATATTTTTTATCGTCATTTGTTTTGTGTTTTATAGAACCTACTTATAAAATCATTTTGTATATTTTTTTTCTATATTTTCTGTATTAGGAAGGAATAGTATAACATAGTATTAACATAATATAACACACAGTATAACATGGCAAACATATTTACTCTAGAAAATACAGTAGATTTTACTGAAAAAATAAGCATTGATAGCTTATATGAAAAAAAACAGCAAATGGATTTAAATAAATTAGAATTATTTAACAAAATATTAAATCGAATTCATGTGAAAATTAAAACTACATCTAGACAGAAAATCGATGAACAGTTTTGCTGGTATGTAGTACCCGAAATAATAATAGGTGTTCCTAAATATGATCAAGGTACGCTTATTGCTTATTTAATTGATAAATTAAAAGCAAACGGATTTATAGTGCAATATTATCATCCTAACACAATTTTTATTTGCTGGAAACATTGGGTGCCTTCTTATGTGAGAAATGAAATTAAATCTAAAACAGGAATTGTTTTAGATGAATACGGTAAAAAAGTGACACAAGATGATGATGATGCGAGATATATTACAAATAGCGATTACAGTAACACTCATAACGGAACGAATGGAGCCAACTCTAAAAATATACAAACCAAACCAAAGGATGACAAAAAATATACACCTATTAATTCTTATAAACCATCGGGAAAACTAATATACAACGATGAATTATTCAATGATTTAGAAGATAAAATAAAAATACTTTAGATGTTTATTTTACACGGTTGAAATAATAGGTAAGAAACCCTTGTAGTAATGCAAAAATACTCATAACTATTATTATTCTTAACCAATCTTTTTTACCTGGAATATCAAAATGATACTCATCTTGATTACTAAATTTACCGATATTATAGTGTATCATGTTTTCAAATAAATTTACAAAAATATAGACTATAAATGATACTATAATCAAATGAACACTTGCTTTTTTAATATGAAAGATGTACATATATTATATATAATATTAGAAATATTATATATATTGACATTGACATGATTTCCTAATATTTTTATTCTCTCTTCTCCTTTTTTTTATATTGTTTAGGTGATGATTTTTTTATAAAATGAGATAAATTATCTACATTATCCCCTATGTCTTTTTTCACATTATCAATTAAACCATCGAATTTTTTAATCATTTTTTTATAAATGAAAAACAAAAAGGATGGTATCATTAAAAATGTCTTATAAGTCATCCATAAATATACGAAAAAAACTATAATAGATATAACAAGTGTAAATGTTATAATAAACCAATTTTTTTTTAAAAAACAATATATAAATTTGAATAAAACAACATCGATGTCAGATATAAAATTACCATTTATATTACCATTGTTAATAACATGAAAATAAAAACTCTGATTACAGTTTTCATTACATTCAGTACAACTATTAATATCATTATAAGGCAATTTTCCAACTGTACCATTGTAACTTTTTACTAGATTAGTAATTTTTTTTGATCCTGTTGTAGAATTAATAATTCCGTATTTAGTACTAAAAATAAATCCTTTGTCGCCTATAATATTCTTTAAATAAGATAACCAAAAACTTATTTTAGGTTTGGATGCCATAAATGATGTAACAATTGTATTTTGTGTGTTGTTGTTGTTGTTGTTATATGCAAAATATAATTCATCATTTGATTTATTAAAAAGAGGATCTATATTTGCCAGAGGTAAATAATTAACATCTACATATAAACCACCATATAAATATAAATAACATGCTTTGGCCATATCTAATCGTTGTTCATCAAAATAAAAATTTTTATATGTATCATACAACCATGGAAAATTTTTTTTAACTAAGATTTCATTATCTTTATAAGAATAAAATTTTACTTCCCAATCAGGATTAGTTTTTTTCCAACTTTTAAAAATTTCATTGTACTCTTTTGGAATGGATTCATATGTTTTAAAACTTGTATGAATTATTTTAGGAATAGGAAATGAATTATTTGTATTATTTGTATTATTTGTATTATTAATATATTCGTCGTTTAGCATAGATGTTATATTATTATAATATTTTTTTTTTACATAATTCATATCAATCAATTTATTCAATATAATAGGTATAATAAATAATTGCACTAAATGCATAATTATTTATGTATGATTATTAATATTTATTTTGATTCATTGGTTTAAATGATAATGGTTGGGATGATGATAATTGTTGGGATGATGATGATGATGGTGATGAGGATGGTGATTCATACATTTTTGATTTATCAGGTATATTAGAAATGTTATATCTATCAGGCATATTAGACATGTTATATCTATCAGGTATATTAGACATGTTATATCTATCAGGCCTATTAGACATATTAGGCATATCAAACCTATTAGGCATATCAGGCCTATTAGGCCTATCAGACATGTTATATCTATTAGGCCTATTAGACATATTAGGCATATCAAATCTATTAGGCATATCAGGCCTATCAGGCATATCAATCATGTTAGATCTTGAAGATGTAGGATAAATATTATTTGTTTTGGGTTTGGAAAAAGATGGATTATATAGATTTGTTCTCTCTCTGTACAAGTTATTTTCTTTCGATTTCTCATTGACAAACATTTGACTCTCAATTAATGCTTGATATAGTTTCAAACCATCAACATAATCACTTTCACATTGTAAATACAACCCTATTATTATTTCACGTGTTTTTATAACTATTTCATCTAATAATTCATTTGTCAATTCGGGATTAATAATAATTTGTTTTTTATTTGCATCAACAACATAAACAAATAATTCATTCAAGACATTTAATAATTTTTCTTGTTCAGTATTGATAGTGCTCAACATTTTTTTCAAATTTTCAGCATATTTTTTTAGAAATTCCTGCTGTTTTGTGTAATCTAATTTATTATTGTTAGTCTTATCATTATTAATATTATCATTTTTGACGGTGTTATTATTGATGGATGATACATTATCTGAACTTTTATTTATGTATTCAAATCTCTTGTTATCAAAACATATATTTTCAAATGTTGATCCATAGTCTTTTAATTTAATATCACTAAATTTTTTAATGCCTTGATTATTAAATTCATCCAAGATAAGTTGATTCATTTTTTTTTCATCTAAATCTGAATTTTTTTTCTTGATTATATCTTCTATACCAGTAAAATGTTTATAAAATAAGAACAAATCATCCATAAATCTTTTACGACTTTCATCTGACATATTATTATATTCTCCTTTTTCATAATCATATTTATCATAATATAAATTCATTAATTCTGGAATACCTGGTTCATCCGATAAATTTTCCTTCGATGTGTTTGATGAAAGTTTTTTATTAATATTACAATAATTTTTTTTCAAGTTTATGTTGTTTTCTATACTATTAGAATTGTTACCAGTTATTACATTTCCATCTTCATCATATTCTTCATTTTTGATATTATTACCAAAATTCATTTTATTCAAAAAATTATTTCCAATATTTAATAATTCAAATCTAGCATTGCAAATACCCATTTTTTCTATTTTTGGTTCAGAACCTTTTGGGATATCTTTTTTCTCCAACAATGACTTTTTAATCGTTTGGTTATAATTATCTTTATAAACATAAATAGGATTTACTGTCATGACTATTGCTGAAAAAATATGTGCTATTTTTATATAAAATTTTGCAATACCAATACACATTCTATTTTTTTTAATACCGTTATCAACCGCTGTATTTGATAAATAGTTTTTATTAAAATAAAGTATTTTGTCTTTTGATAATTTATTCGTTTGTTGCCCTTGTTCTATTTTTTGTTGTAAAAATTCTACCTCATGCTCATTATAATACTTTTTAATTATATCGGATGTAATAATAATCATTTCGTCACAGTATTTTGGATCTTGCAAATTTTTTAAACTTTGAAAATCCATCGTCAAAATATATCTTGTTGCAATATAATTTAATATATAGCTAAAATCATGGTCTTTCAATATTTTTTTCTTTTCAATATCACTTAAATCATCCATAGAAGACAATGATGATGTAGTTGTTTGGTTTGTAGTTGATAAATTATTACCCATAATTAATATACTTATAAAAAATTTGTATTTATATAAAGTTTATATTATATTTTTAATTTTATTTACATTATAATTATAATATTATGGCCATAGAATGATATAAAATGTAAGAATGAATGATATAAATTAGCTGTGTTTATATCTTTATCAAAACAATATTGATTGTTATAATAACCATAATAATATAAATAAATTGTCATTAAAAATGTTAGAAATACTAAAATCTGCAATATTATAATTCTACTATTCAATGAATTTGACATACTTTTTCTGTAAAATAAATAAGCACCATACAAAACAACCGAGATAATACTAACTTTATCCAATAGAAGTGTATAACTCGTTTTCCAAGTATGAACTATTATCGATGTAATTAATAAAAGTAATAATAAAGTACCATAAACATAGTACTTACTATATAAAGCTAATACTGCTGTTATCAAGAAGAAAAAGCTGGAAGAAAAACATATGCGGTTCATTTTATAATAAATGTTAAACAGTTGGGAGTAATATATTATGCGAAAACAATATAAATAAAAATGATTTAAAATTTTATTTATATGAAATTAAAAAGATATTAGTTGTAGAGTTATATTTAAATTATATCAAAGTGATAATATAGTTTTTACAATATGACGGAAACAACTAAATCACATGATGGAACACATCGAAACAAAAATAAAACCAATAATATTAATAAAAAACATTTATGGAATATCTTCGATTCTGAAATATTAAATAAAACATCCGAAGAGCAAAATTTAGAATGTATATACCGCTCATGTGGTGACAGAGAAAAATGTGATCAATGTGATTCCATATTAGCATTTTCAGACGAAGGGTTTCTTACATGTACAAACAAGAACTGTGGGATTATTTATAAAGATTTAGTAGATCAATCCGCAGAATGGAGATTTTATGGTGCGGACGACAATCAAAACAGTGATCCAACTCGATGTGGATTACCTATTAATCCATTATTACAAGAATCATCTTATGGATGTAAAATTCTGTGCAATGGTCCTTCATCCTATGAAATGATTAAAATAAGAAGATATACAGAGTGGCAATCTATGCCTTATAAAGAAAAATCACAATATGATGAATTTCAAACGATTACTATTATGGCGCAAAATGCTGGTATTCCAAAACTTATAATCGATGATGCGATTCGTTACCATAAAAAAATATCGGATTTCGATTTTTCATTTCGAGGAGATAACAGAGAAGGCATTCTAGCAGCATCTATTTATATTTCATGCAGAATCAACAATTATCCTAGAACTGCAAAAGAAATAGCTGGTATTTTTAATTTAGATGTTACGAATGCAACAAAGGGTTGTAAAAATGCAATTACAATTATTAATAATTTAGAAAAAGATATGGATAACAAAGAAAAAACATTGTTTTGTATGACGAAACCTGAATCCTTTATTGAACGATTTTGTAGTAAATTAAACATCAATAACGAACTCACCAAATTATGTCAATTCATATCCATGAAAATAGAAAAAAATGGATTGATGTTAGAAAATACACCACATTCTATTGCAGCGGGAGTAGTATATTTTATATCACAATTATGCAAATTGAATATTAGTAAAAAAGACATTAAAATAGTAAGTGAAATTAGTGAAGTAACTATTAACAAGTGTTTTAAAAAATTAGAAAAATTAAAGTACGATATAGTTCCAGAAGTTATTTTAAAAAAATATGATTACTGAGTATAAAAATCAAATATAAATTATAATTATAATTAATAATAACATTACAATTATAATATTAAACATTAAAACTATAAATGACAAATGTTTCTGATAATAAGAAAATACCAAGTAAAGTATTTATAGTTCCATATCGAAACAGAGAAGAACAAAAATTTTTTTTTAGTAAATACATGTCCTATATTATGGAAGATTTTACCGATTATGAAATATATTTTTCTCATCAAACAGATAATCGCAGTTTTAATCGTGGAGCTACGAAAAATATTGGTTTTTTAGCAATAAAAGATAAATATCCTCAGGATTATAAAAATATTACATTTATTTTTAATGATGTTGATACAATACCTTTTACAAAAATATTTAATTATGAAACTTCTATTGGGGTTGTTAAACACTATTATGGTTTTAAATATACATTGGGTGGTATAGTTGTTATTAAAGGTGTTGATTTTGAAGAAATAAACGGATATCCAAATTATTGGGGATGGGGATCGGAGGATAGTTGTCTGCAAAAAAGGTGTGAAAACGCGAATCTCGTAATTGACCGATCCAATTTTTTTCCAATAGGTAGTCCTCAAATTCTTCATTTATTTGATGGAATCTCTCGAATTATTAATAAAAAAGACTCAATTCGAGAGAAAAATGATAATGGGATTGATGGTATAAGTAGTATATATCGATTACAATATAATATTGATGCAACATCTACAAATCCAAAAGATAATTTATACAATGTAGATAACCCTAATATATATTTTATTAATATAACACTTTTTTTAACTGCATTTGATTATAATAATGAAAGCAAAGAATTTTATAATTACGATTTGAGAGAACCAAAAAAGAAAATAATAGAACCAAATTTAAACAGAAAATGTGATGTTAATAATATGGATCAATCTACCGAATCATGGACAAATATTCCTTATTATCCTACAATTAATGAAAAAAAAGAAATGATTTCATTGGGTATCAAACCTCCAAATCCATATGACAATACGGGATACAATTATAATTTAAATGATAGACCTCCACCACAATATCACCAAACAAAATATATTTTACAACAACAGCAACAACAACATCAAATATTACAACGAAGTATTTTTCAACCACATAATTTAAAAAACAAACAATTTATGCAATATATAAACCGCGAAAATTATTTTAATCCCAAACATAAAAATGTAACATATAATCAAGAACAAATATTAAAAGAGGACAACGATTCAGAAAAATACCATCACACAGAAAATCATCAGATAACAGAAGAAATTACGAATAAAATATTACCTGACAATAATTATATCAGACCACCAATTAATATATATTCACCCCATTATGCCACTTATATGGGTATTAAACCAAAAGCTACTACTAGTGCTAAATTAAATATGAGTAGTATGGTACGTAATATGAGAACACGATAATTTTTTTATTTTTTCCAAACATATACATTTTCTTTATATTCATTTTGCCTTTGACTTTTTTTCAAAAAGAAAATTTCATGGCATACACCAAATAGTCCTATACACACATTTTCATATATTTCTTTGTTGATGTTCAATATATAGTAACCATCCTTTTTTAAATGTTGATATGTTTTTGAAAAAAGTGGGACATAGAACAATTCATCCATTTCTTTTTTGGATTTGTAAATGTGGTTGTTCTCATATTTTTGAATGAAATAATAAGGAGGTGACGTAAAAACTAAATCGTAATCAAGAATTGAATAATCTACATCCAATGCACTTTTAAACATCATTTCAATGGATGTTGTGGAGTTTTTTGATTTTGTATATGCTTGCAATTTTTTATAAGGTTCTATCAAACTACTATTTAATTCAATACCGGTATATTTTGGAATATCTAAAACAGATGCCGCGATTAATGCACCTCCCCACCCGGCGCAAAAATCCAAAACACTAGTAGCATTATATTTTGTATAAATTTCCATATACATAATTGGTCTAATTATATTAATAGCACTAATACATATATTGTACGTTTCTTTCCATACAATATATTTGTTTTTTTTTCCAGATTTATTTTTCACGGTTGTATAGTATTCCAACATATTCTGTATAAATTTCTTTTCTTCAAAAAAATTAATGTTATTTATAAACTCAAAATAATTACAATTGTATTTTCCTCTTGTATGAAGTCTCTCCACAAAAGTAAAATAATCAACTATATTGTTACCTATACGCGATCTAGGCGATTGATTTTCGGCGTTTTTTCCTATATTTTTAAGTTTATTATATTCGACATCAACTAGTTCCAACGTAATATGTTTTATTTTATTCGCTATTTCACGCTTTTCTTCTAATGTAAATTTTTCTGTGAATATAGGTTTTTCACTGGTATTGGTAGGCATAATTGTCGTGATTATAAAACAATATATATAATTAATTTGTAAAAATTAATAAATTATTACGAATGACTAATATATAATGAATTTTTTATCAAAATATAAAAACATAATATTGATTGTAATCGCAATAATTGGATGCATTATTTTGTCATATTTTGTTAATAAATATAAAACAATAAATACATTATCAATTGCAAAAAACTATAAAAAACAAGAAATAGTAATATCCAGATATAACGAAAATTTACAATGGATTAAAAATGAACCTTTTAATAAACATCCTGTTATTGTTTATAACAAAGGCATTAACAATAATTATGTTAATACTTCTAATATTATTAAAACAGTAAATTTACCCAATGTAGGAAGAGAATCACATACATATCTTTATCATATCATTAATAATTATCATAATTTAGCAGATGTAACTATATTTTTACCTGGATCATCTGATTTAATAAATAAATATGATCGTGTTAAAAAAATGGTTGAAAAGGTAGAACAAACAAATAATACAGTATTATCATGTGTGTATGATCCGTTGATTCTTAAAAATCAATATAATTTTACTATAGATGAATATTTCTCCAGTCATGTAGATAACAAACATATTAATCAGAATGGTATAATTAAAAAATCGTCCATTAGACCTTATGGTAAATGGTTTGAAAAAACGTTTGTTAATGGTGAAAAAAATGAATACGTTTCTTACTGTGGAATTATTAGTATTTCTAAAAAAAATATTTTACAAAAGCCTAAAAAATATTATGAAAAATTGTTGAATGAATTAGATACACATCACAATCCTGAAGTTGGTCATTATTTAGAGCGATCATGGTATTCTATATTTTATCCTTATGATTCTAGTAGTACTTTTTTAACAAATTAATTATTCATTACAACTATTCGCTAATGAAGATATTATTAGTATTTTTATTATATCTTCCACAACATCACGATCTATCTCTTCATACACATTTTCTTCTTCTTTTGTATCCCCATCTGTATCTTTATTCGATTCAACAACATCTAGATTTTCTGTATCTTTTTCAACAGATTCTTCAACTACTTCTATGGTTGTCTCTTCCATTAAAATAGTTTGAATCATTTTCATTCGTTGTTCTATTACATCAGGATTATGGGTAGATCCATTAGCGGTAAGTTGTTTTTCATGAAGACGGAACAATAGTAAAGGTTCTTCGATATTATATATTACACCATATTTTTTTAATAGTTTCAATTCCAATTCAATGTCTTCATATAATGATCTATTTGGATTATAATTACCCACAGATAATACTGCTGATTTTTTATAGCATAATGTAGGATGATTCATAATCCATTGTGATGGCCTACTTTTATAATTTTCCCATGTTAATTTTTTTGGATGAGTTGTGATGTTTAAGCCTATTTTATTATTATCTTGTGTTTTAAAAAATTGTGCATTGCATCCCAACAAAACACAATCTGGGTTTTTTTTCATAAATTCTAATTGTTTTTCAATTCTTTGAGGTATCATTATGTCATCTGAATCCATTCTTATAATTATCTCATTACTGCACAACTTAACACCTTCATGTAAACAATAACCTATACCCATATTTACATTCATTTTTTTATAAATTACATTGCAAAATCGTGTTGTACTTTTAAAAATCTCTAGGTTTTTTTCCAAAATAGCGGAATGAAAATCATCTGATCCATCATTTATACAAACTAATTCTATGTTAAAATGACCACATTGGTCTTTAATTGAATTCAAACATTCTTTTAACAAAATATTATGTGTATTATAAACTGGTATTAATATAGAAACTGAATCACTAAGCTTTGGAGGTTTTAATATATCAGGTATTTCAATAGAATTCATTATTTCATAATGCTGTCTTGTTGATCCCCATTCTTGATTTGTATATACTTTTCCATGACCATTATACATGTATCCAGTAAAATGCAGTGGTAAAAAATAATAGCTTGGAAATATTGTAACATCATTATATTTTCCAGTATTTATTAAACGGGTTATCATTCCAGGACCTACCGTTTGCCAAGCCCTTAATCCTGTTTTTTCTACTGATATTTCATTGTTTAAAATCCAATCAATTGCATCTCTACATAATGGATGATTTTTAGGAAAACCCATGGTACCAGTAGCAATCAATCCTTTTCTGACTACTTCATTTTCATAACCTGCAAATGCTGATTGTCTCAATAATTGGTCATCGAGTGGTTCAATACAAATCGAATCCGCGTCTAAAAAAACACCACCATATTTATATAATATTTCCCAGCGAATAATATCCGCTTTACCGTTAATTTCTACCATATCATCAATTTTATCTAGACATTCCAATTTTAAATCTCTGGATTCTATTTCTTTTTCATTCCAACATATATATTCCATATCAGGATGCATATCTTTCCATGTATCCATAAAAACACTTGGTCTTGGTTTGGGACCTATCCATAATTGATGAATTATTTTTGGAATAGAGGTATTGACATTATTTTTTTTCATATATTTAATATATTTTTATACATATATTTAAATACAATTATTAAAAATATATAACTTAAAATATATTTTTAATAAAAATATGACTACTAAAACTGTAAATTCTATAAATGATATTAAACATGTTTTATATATTAATTTGGATTCACGCCCTGATAGAGAAGCTCATATTAAAAAAGAGCTATTAAAAATTGGTTTTAATGGCACTCGTTTTAATGCGCTTAAAATGACAAATGGTGCTATAGGATGTAGCATGAGTCATTTAAAATGCATTCAAATGGCAAAGGAAAATAATTGGGATCATGTATGCATATTAGAAGATGATATTGAATTTTTGGATCCAGAGCTTTTTAAACGTCAATTAGCCACATTTTTAAAAACGCATACAAATTGGGATGTTTTGTTATTGGCAGGAAATAATATGTTACCATATCAACCCATTGATGAAACATGCATAAAAGTATCAAATTGTCAAACAACTACTGGTTATATTGTGCAAAAACATTATTATGATACAATTATTGATAATTATAAAAAGGGGATAGGGCTTTTTATGAAAAATCTAGATAAACCACAAATGTACAGCATAGATCGATATTGGTTTTTACTACAAAATAAAGATAATTGGTTTTTACTAATACCTTTATCGGTGATTCAGAGAGAAGACTATAGTGACATTCAGGGGCGAAAAACCAATTTTCGAAAATATATGTTGGATTATAATAAAGTTGTTTGTAAGTAAATATTCAAAAATAATACAACAATTTGTAAAATATGTTACCTTTTATCATAACAAATACGCTTTACATATTCACATTATCGTGTGTGGTACCTTTTTTTCAGTGGGTTCAAAAAAATGAAATAAATTTCACAAAAGTTTTTTGAAAAATAAAAAATGGACAAAAATAAATGTCCAAAATTGAA